ATGAATATATTTATATACGGCGATGAGTCGGGTGTATTCGATAAACAGCACCAAGACTTCTTTGTGTTTGGAGGTCTTATTTTTCTGAGTAAAGAAGACCGGGAGAAGAGTTACCGATATTTTATACATGCAGAAAACAAGATTAAAAGTCAATACCAGTATGGTTCTGAATTAAAGGCATGTGTTATTTCAAACAAACATAAGGCTGGATTATTTAGATCAACAAACAACTTAATTAGATATGCATTTATTATTGATGAACAAATGGTAAGTGATGGTTCATTTTCTCATAAGAAAACAAAGCAACGCTATCTAGATTACGTATATAAAGTAGGTTTAAAAAGAGTGTTAGTTACACTCATGAAGCAAAATAAGCTACAAGCTAAGGAAGTAGAAAATATTTATATCCGTTTTGATGAGCATACTACAGCAACTAATGGACGATATGAGCTTTGCGAATCAATCGAAGCTGAATTTAAGCGTGGAGTAATTAATAATGTTTACGGCACATTTCATGAGCCTATTTTCCCTAGCATGAAAGGCACTGTTGAAGTTTCTTATCGAGATTCTACAGCTGATGCATTAATTCGAGCATCTGACATCATCGCAAATCAATCATGGCATTATGCAAGGACGGGGCAAACCGATAAATTAAAACAAAAACTAGAAGTTATTACATTTCCATGATTGATTAACCATTAAACAAATTATCTGGCCTTAAATCACCTTACAGCAAGCCATCTACCTGCATAAACAAAAAAGACCCCTCACCTACCATTTGATAAGTGAGGGGTTAATTAAGTCAGAACCAAGTACGAACCAAGTCGGAAGCTACAACGAACATGATTTTTTCTCATTCGGTGCTATCCCTTAATAACCACGCTGCACCGCTTTTTATCGTCGAACCAAGTCACTTTTGCAGCCAAATAGCGGTCTTTGATAAATGCCACTACATCATCTTTAGTCGCAAAATGCTCAACGCGCTCTTTGCTGTAGTGAAGACCGGGACCATCAGAGGATGTGCTCCAGACTGTAAGTTTCCAATCCATAGCACGCCTTACGGATTAATTTGTAGCACACCGTTTTCATCGGCAGAAGCCATTACATCACCGGTGGCCATAGAGCCATCAGGACGAAATGCGTAGGCATTGCCACCTGATACAGCAATAGTATTAGCCTTGATAGCTCCGCTACCATCAGTGAGGTACCACTTACCGTTATCAAGTATCCAGCCGACCTTCATGTCACCGTTGGTATCAAGGTAATACCATTTGCCCTCGTCGCGCACCCATCCTGTAGCCATGTCACCATTTTTGTTGAAGTAGTACCACTTGCCGTTAATATGCTGCCAGCCTGTAAGCATTGCGCCATCTGCGCCCATGTAATACCAATAGCCACCTCGTTTATGCCACCCGCGAACCATGTAGCCTTGAGCATCAAAGAGATACCACTTGCCATCTATCTTTTGCCAGCCATCCTTTGTGTAGCTACCGTCAGCATTGCGATACCACCACCAACCGTGGCCGTCTTTGAGCCACTGGCCATCGGCATAATTAGGACGAATGACGCAATTAACACTGTTAAAAGAGCGTGTGCGGCGTGCCACTCGTCCACCGTTAGACTGTGAGCCAGTTGTGCCTGTGGAGGTATTGCCTTCAATGGTCTGTAGATAACTACCACAGTTTTTTTCAACGATACCCACGTGGTCGCAAACGCCGTCTCCGCCCCAGTCAAACAGGACAATATCACCAGGACGAGCAGCGTGCTTGTCAACCAACATACCTGCCTGCTTAGCCTTATTCTTCATGTAAGGGCAATATGCCTCTGGCAAAAAAGGTTGTGGAATGCCCAACACATCAAAAAGATAGCTTACAAACATAGCGCAATAGGGCACACCAGACGTACCGTAGTAGGGTTTGCCTACTAGCTGTGCGTAGTGCCTGCCGTATTTAGTGCCTGCCAAAGGATCATCGAAGCGGTTATATCCAATTTCAGCAGCAGCAGCGGCCAAAAGGTCTTTAATTTTGCTCATAGATAACCTCCTCAACCGCTGCTACATCATCCTCATCATGGACATCTTGCGTGCTCATAAGTTCTACTAATTGCTCATCAGTAAGCTTGTCTGTCTTGGTTTCATCCATAGCAAACACCTACTCGCTCTTCTTTGTTGTGCCGTCTTGCACGGTTTTGAGTAGCCTGAACACAGCACTGTTAGCCAAATCTGGATTGGCAGATCCGATAATCTCTAAAATTGATGCGACCTCAGCGCAAATGAGTGCTACGCAGATACCCAGTAATACAGGTGTTTGCGTGCCTAAGTTAAGGCCGCCAGTCAATGCACCGTCTACCACTACACCTAGCAAAATCAAGCATAGCTCGCTGCCTTTATGCATAATTCCTTCGCGTGCCTTGTAAGATGCGTATTGATGGTTTGACGCAGCGCAAATAGAACCCATAAGCACGTCAATGAGCATAAGCACCAACACTGCCGTAAGAGCTACTTTTACTTGCTGAGAATCGCGTACTTGCGATAGATAAACGTCAATAAAATAAGGGATAGGCATAATTATTTCCTCCGTTAGTAAACCCATGTAAGCGTGCCCCAGCGACCATCTGCTGAGCCACCACTACCATTGTTGTTAAGCGTAATTTGACCGTTGGTACGAACCGTTATAGAACCAGTGGTATTGCCACCATTAGCAGTTACAACTGCTGCTGTTACTTCGTCTTTTGGAGCATATTGAGCTGGTACAAAACCAACAGAGCCTTGATTTTTATCCCAAGAGCCACCACCTATTTTGCAGTTAACAATATGCAAACAGCCAACATGATTTGCACACGATAAAATTACGGTTCCACCTGACCAGTCTTCTTTTTTGTAATACGGCTTTTTAGACAAAGTGGCAAGAGACGATATAGGCTCAATAATCCACTGAGCAGTAGGCTGCAAGCTGTCTACATCAATTTTAATAACAGGAACATCTACCTGCTGTGATGTTGCGTTAATCTCGGGCGTCAACTGCATATTAGGCGGTTGTGCCGCGCTTTTGTTACTTGCTGGAACGCCTTTGGCAACAACAAGCTCCGCCGTCTCGATATTAAGGGCCACATCTCGCTTGTAGCGTACACAAACATAATCAATACGATATGTTGCTTGACCGCCGCTTGTTATATTGACGGTATTAGTGCCAGTGAGCAGCACATGCCGCCCACTTACCAACAGGTCAGCAGCAGAAATGGAGCATAGATTAGCTGTTGACATACTAATTTTCGGCAGCTTATCGCCCAAAATATAAGACCCAGTACCAGCAATGCCTTTGAGCAAATTAGCAACATCATTAGAAGATACGTGAGCTTGTCCTGCTCGTCCTGTAACAAGTTCGATAGCCATTATGCATCGCCACCTGTTTGTTTATCAGGATGCGTTTCCTTATAAGCATTAAATTCCTTCTCTAACGCACGGAACTTATCGCTCCACCATTTACGAGCTTTCTCTGCTTCGTCAAGCTTTGCTTGCACTTCTGCTGTCTTTGCGTTTGCAGCTTCAAGGTCTGCCTTTGCGATGATTCTTGCCTTGCCTGTCTGCTCAAACTCGGTGTAATAGCCATCACAAGCCTTTACAATGTCTGCATAAATTGCAGCATGCTCAGGGCAAAGTAGCATCTTGCGCTCTACCCCCGATGCGTCAATGCGACGGCGCATCACATAGCTATCTGCTTCATCAGTTTCTGGCAAAGCAAACGTTGAGCTGTTGCAAGATTGCACATCACAGGCATACCTGCTGTAGCCATCTTGTACTGCCATTTTCACTCCCTTACAGTTGATGTGTAGGTATATGTCATTTGACCCTGTTTAAACGATGTTACTTTCTTGGTCACGACCGCTTGCGCGCTTATATGAGAGCGCGTGTCAGAGCCGCCGATAACATCACCCAAATCAAATGGCTGAGCAGTTGAATTGCTTTTGATGGTTACTTGCTGAGACTTTGTCCAGAGGTCTTTGAGATGCTTAGTGCCGTTTTTGATAAGCTCAGATGTTTCAGCAGAGCTCTGGTTATATGTTTCCGCTATCTCATTGATGCCAAAAATTGTTTGTGTTTGGCTTACATTGCCTTGTGTGTCACTGTATAGGTGCACAATCTCGCGATTTTCTAGCTCGCCCTTGCCAAGACAAACAAGGTGGTTAGTAGTCTTTTGTGTGCTAATACCGACCATAGCCACGCCTACCATTTGGCTTTCATTGTCGGTATAGTCTTTGCGTTTGGTTACATCAATTACGACGTGTTTCAGCTTGTCAGACCACGCAAAGCGAGCCTTACAACCAGTTTCAAGTAGCAGTTGCCACATAGCAGACCAACAACCCATATAACGCCCCGTATCTTGTTGCGCGGCCGATTGTGAGCCTGTAAAGGTATGTGTAACACGAACTCCTACTTGAGATGGATTGACAACGAAAAGCTCACCCATACCAGCTCTTGCAATGAGTTGTGAGACACACTCAGTTATGTCACCAGAAAGAGTTAGATAGGCTTGCCCGTAGTCTGGACCCATAACACGACGATTTAAAACGCCCGTCCACGTATGACCAACAATAGAAAACGCTTCTGCTCCAACATCTGACTTGTAGCCAGTGACAAGCCCTCCAAGGTCGCTTCCTTCGGCATAAATCATAGAGCCGACCTCAGGAACGTTATCACCAGCTACATCAATAGAGAAGTCGTTTTCGTTATTACCCCACGCAAAATCACCGTCGTACGGCTCAATTACGCCAACATCGCGAAAGTTTGTGTCAGTAAACGTTAGTTCCATGGCAAGCTTCCACGCTCCTCAATGGTCTCGATGTCTACGCCAAAGCTCTGCGGCCATGAAACGGACAGAGCACCAGCAGGTAAGCTTTCAAATACATAGGTGCCGCTACCAGTAATGCCACGCTGGCGCTTATCGTAAAGATTGGTTTTCTTACCAAGCGCATCCACCTTGTAGACGGAACCGCCAACCACCTTGCGGCCTAATGGATCTATAACGATGCGCTCACTAAAGTCAGCTTCGGCATCTACGCCGTAAATGTTGTTTGTAGCTCCATCAGCAGAGCTAATACGTACATAGGGGTTGGAACAGGGGCCAAAAAAGGTAATGCGGACGTAGCTTTTCACACTCAGGTCGATTGTCTCTATTTTTGATGAGCTAGACGAACCCGCAAAATCAAATTCAAAGTCAAACGGGAAATTAAGACCGGTTACAGTCACGTCATTGTCGCTTGCCGAATTTGGCATAAGCGAATGTGTGGTAATACGTCGCCACGTAGGATCTGTAGTATGAAACGTGAATTCTACGGTTGCAATATCACTACCAATGCGCTTGGCATCCGCTACGCTGGCACTACACAGAAGCTCCCAGCCATCCACAACAAGCTTGCCTTGCAGCCCTGCTTCAATATCCGATTCAAGCCATCGAGACAACTCATTAAGTAGCCCATAATCAAGACCTACTGCACGTAACTTATAGGTACGAGCCTTGCGCGAAATCGCCCCTGTATTGTCATCCGCTTTCCACGACCAACCTAAAAGGCCGTTTGACCAAGCGAGCGCTTGGGCACCCGTTAAATCAAACGTGGTGCCCGTGTAATTTGCTCCGCTTGCAGTTGTATAGATTACTTTTCTCATGCAAGTACCCTCTTTGCTTCGCGAATGGTCATCTGCGGCACACTTTCATGAATAATGGCTGGTAGACGTGTCTCAACAAGACGAACAAGTGTGTCTTCTAGCTGCGTTACAGCAGCACCGTAAAGCTGACCTTGCTCTGTTTGGGCACTTACAGAAGCAGACATAGCAGCAGAAATAGGTGAAGGCTGGATAGCGTCCACGATACGACCAGGCATACCGCCTACCAACGGCTCTACACTGCCTTCAAAGCCTGTAGATAAGCCAATGTAAAGTGAATCCATAATGGCCTTGCCGTTTGGGATAAGTAGCTTGCGGTCATATTCAATAGGTCCTTTATGAGACGCAATCCACTCGCCAACGCCGCCAACCCAGCTCTTAACATTTTCAAATGACTGTTTAAGACCGTTCAAGAAGCCATCAATAATGGATTTACCGGCATTGGTTAACAAGTGGCCTACATTTCCCAGAGCACCTGTAATTGAGCCGGGAATACCTCGTACAAACGATACAGCTGCATTAAAGCCGTTCTGGATACCACTTAAGAAGCGCTGTCCTGCATTCATAGCATGCGTAGCTAGGCTACCGACAAAGCCAGCAACAATACCAATGGCGCTTGCTAAAAAGCCACCAATGGTCCCAGGAATACTAGAGATGAAACTTACGATATTAGATACAAAGCCTTGTCCTGCTTGAACTGCGTTTTGTACGAAATTGCTAACAAATGCAGTAACTATGCCTACCAAATAGGTGAATATAAAACTTATGATTATAGGAATGCTGTTAATAAAGCCAACAAATGTATTGAATGCGTTAGGAATATCAACGGTGAAGAAGTTAATAATTCCACCAACAGCCCCTTTAACGCCCTCAACAATAGCGTTCCAAACGCCAATAACGAAATTGCGGAAATCCTCGTTTGTTGTCCATAAAGCAATAAGAGCTGCAACAATTGCGCCAATAGCTACAACTGCAATAGTTACAGGGCCACCAGCAAGCGTTGTAAATACCGCTATTAGTCCCTGAACAGACTGAATAGCTCCAGCAGCTGCCATAGCGGTTTGTACGGCTGTAAAAGCAGCAGAAATACCAGAGATAATGCCAGTAACAATCGCCAGAGTTTTAAAGGCCGCAAAGCCGCCTACAACAGCAGAAATAGCAGGAACTAGCCACCAAGCATTATCTTTGCATGCCTGGATAGCGTCTTTAATCTTGTTAAGTATTTCAATGGCTACAGGTCCTGCTTCGTCAGTAAACTTCTTAATTACATCGACAACGGTTTGGAATGCTTGTTGGATTTGGCTTGCGTCAACATTGGGAAGCTCGATGCCAGCATTTTTAAGCGCTCCAACTGCAATATTCCATGCCGTGGCCAAGGCTTCAGACATAACAGGCGCAAGTATTTCAGATGCTTTTGCAAATGCCTGGGGAAGCGCTCGTACCATACCATCGCCAATTTGTGCCACACGGGGGATAACGTTTTCAGCAACGTGTCCCAAAGCATCCATGAGATTTTGTGTGAGCTGCTCTAAATCTGCGTCTTCATTGCCAAAGCCAGCAAGCAGGTTTTCCCATGCAGCCTTTGCCATGCCAACAGAGCCTTCAATGGTGTTGGCCGCTTCTTTAGCAGTAGTCCCAGCAATGCCTTGCGCTTCTTGTACCTGCTGGATAGCCTGTACACAGTCAGCAAAGCTATCAATAGATAAGTTAGATGCTTCACCGTTAGCAGCACCCCACGCATTAGCATCATCAATGAGCTGCTTCATACCCTCCTTTGTGCCAGCATAGCCAAGCTTCAAATTGTCTAGCATGGTGTAGTTCTGACGAGAAATACCTTGGATGGCATTTTGCACGTCCTGGGCATTAGAGCCAAACGTGTTCACATTGTCGCTCATAGCGCGCATGGCCACATCGGTTAGCTCTGCTGCTCTTTGCGTGTCTCCACCAAGCGAATTGATAAGTGCGGCTGAAAAGTTCGTGGCCTGCTGCATGTATTGGTTAGCACTCATGCCAGCGGTCTCATAGGCTTTAGCAGCATTTTGCATAACAAGCTTTTGAGCCGCTTCATTGCGCTCCCAAGTGCTACGCACTTCATCGGCAGTTTTACCAGAAGCTTGTGCATATGCTTCTAGGGTCTGCCCAGCATTGCCGTATAGTTTTGCCACGCCGCCAGCAAGCTGTTCAAAGCTTGCATAGGAGCTTAGCGCAAAGCCGCCAATAGTAGTAACCGCTCCTGTAATGCCTACAAGAGCGCAAGCCGCAAGACCTGCAACATTGCCAAGAGCATTGGTTACTTTGCTGCCAAGAGATCCTATTTTGTCTGACGCTTCATCTTTGACGCCAATTTTAATTAAGAGGTCTAAAAGGTCCATTATTCAACCTCCAATCCTTGTTGTTTGAGGTATTCGAGTACACCTTCATAAGTCTGTTTTTCTATAGGCTGTTCGTATTTTGAAATGTCATTCCAAAACTCATCCCACGTTTTCGTAAATGATTTTCCACATCCAATAAGACGGATGTTTTCCGCGACGTAGATATTCAGCGCATAGTTGCGGGCGTCTCGCTCGCTTCTTGCTTTGCAGTACGCCAAAAAAGGGGCCACGCGACGCGGCCCCGAATACTCACCTATGCTAAGGCCAAGACTTCCGTCGCGGGCGTAGCTAAAAAACTTGTTAGCTTATCATCACTTAAAAGCTCAATTGCATCTACAATGACGTGAGCAGCGCTACGGCCTGCAAGATACTTCTCAACGCTTTGTCCCTCAGTAGCTGCTAAAATCGCGTAAAGGTCATCCTTATGCTCTTTGGCAATAAGTCCTACTGCTTTTGCAACCTTAGCAGCCTGAATATCGTTGCCCTGGAAGCCTTGCAGCGCCTTAATAAGCTTCTTATCACTTGCGATATTTGCCAGTGGCGTTGAAATATCTGCAAGTACATCAAAAGCTTTATCAGCTGGAATCTTCGAGAACTTCACGGTTTATCTCCTAGGATTAGTGGCTATCAGATGAATTAGCAGGACTAGCAGCCTTCTCAGAGACATAAATCTCAAAAGGCACGGTGTCTTGTGCTTTCATCGACGTATGAGCGGTGTACTCAAATGCAAATTCGCCCTTGCCCTTGTCCTTAGATTTGATGGAAAGACCACCCGTAGACAAGGCATTGAGCAGATGAATTGCCACAAAGCCTTCTGCGCCGTAATCTCCAACCCACCAGATGTCTTTGAAGTCATCGGTCTTAAGGTCTTTACGAGGGACAATCTTAGTGGTGTCCTTAGAATCAATATCAGCAGCACCAGCGATAGACTTAAGCGAGGTCGTAGTAGCGGTAAGAGCAGTGCCCTTCATTGCAACTTCCCACGAATCAATGCGCTTTAGCTCCATCATGTTAGCTGGGCAGTTGTCGATGTCATCGCCATAATCAGTAAATGATGGCTTGGCCGTAAACTCTGAGCCACCAGAAGTGGCAAACATGATGTCTTGCTCTTCAACTTTGCCAGTCTTCGGGTCAAACTTGTTGAGCACAAGACCAGCATTGATAGCTAGCTGCTTAAATGTCTCAGCAGGAATACGAGTATATTTTCCCATGGTATCTCCTAATTAGTTAGATATTCAACGTCTACGTTGATGTAGCGCCGTTCTGCCTTGGTGTCTGATACAGGCTGTGAGAATGGCGTACCGCGCCGCAAGAACACCGCTCCACCGTCGCACGGTACAAACTGCCCACCATACCCAAGCGCCTTGTATAGGCGCTCACAAAGCGCATCGGCTGCCGCTGCGCGTCCTTTGGTGTGCCAGATGTCTACCTCAATAGAGCCAACACCACCAAAGGTGCCTGTAGGTATGCGATGTGTTGCGTATGGTGCCTTTACGGTTGTTGGCACATCACCCTCCACATAGCAAGGAAGTTGCAACGCTTCTTTAAGCCACGTATGAATAGCCTGAGACTGATTAAGCATCTACAACCTCCTCGCATTCGTAGCGGACAAACGAAAAGCTGGCACAAACTGGCGTGTGGCGGTCTTTGGCTTCGCTCACTACAAGTAGCAGTCGCCCATCTGATGTCTTTACACGGTCATGAAATGCAAGCTCTACAACAGGGTCACAAGTAAGCGTGCATTTCGCTTGTGAATCGGGGCGTGTAGCTATCTGTAGCGGATTTGTAGCGCCTGTAGCGCTTACTGCGGCCACAAACTTATTAGCTGGTTTCCAAGACGCTACACAGCCACCTGATGCGTCCTCTTCTTCAATAAGGACAAGGCGGGTGCACATCTGTGACATAGCCGCAATAAGTCCCGTCATAGCTTCCTCCACCTGTTTAGATGGCTGCGAAAAACGGTTTGCCACGTCACGGCACCGCCAGTTACAGCATCTGTTGCAAGCGAATAGGAATAGCCATCAAAGCTCTCAGACTGCATAGCACCTGTGTGAGCGCCATTCTTGGCTTGCCATTGCTCAATCTCACCCAATAGGTCTCTAAGCTCTTTAGGAACCGCACAAGGTGTAATTGTGCCTTCAAACGTGCCTTCATCCAAAAGGTCGCTTTGCCCCATTTCGTGCAGGCCGTCGTTAAGAGCAGAACCAGCCACCAAATAGTACTGGCTCTGCTCAAGCTTAGGCATAACAGACGCACTACCAGCTACAGGCACAAGCTTGCCACTAGCAACTTGATACACTCCCTTTATGGGCGCTGTTTCAAAGTAGTTATTGATGCTTGATAGCACCTGTGCCGCAATGCTCATGATTAAGCCGTAGTACGCTTAATGGCTGCAATAAGACCGCTATCGAGCACCTTAGTGCCAAAGAGCATATCCAAAGAAATGGTGTCGGTCTTCTTGGCCATGTCGTAGCCGTATACAACGCGGATGCTAAAGCCTTCGAAATCAAATACGGTTGCCTTAGCAGCGCCGTTAGGCAATGCCAAAGGTGCAGTAACCAGAGCAACAGCGTTTTTATGAAATACAATACCGTCGCACTCGTTAGTCTTTACATCGCAGTTCTGGTCACAATAACAATCCATGCCAAACTTACGACCTAAAGAAGCTTCGCGCAAAGCGGTGCCGTCATCGCCGACCTTGTCAGCGTTTACAAACAGCTCGGTATTGAGCAGGTCAGCTTCAATGTCGGTGCCAAAAACAAAAGAGCGCTCAGTCAAAGGTGCCTTAGCCTTGGTAATAGCTGCGCGAGCATCAACGATATTTGCCTGAGTAACAGCGGTAGATGCAGCTGTAATGGTCTTCTTAGCACCTGCGACCATATCCTTAACAAGCTGTGCATCCATTGCGTCAACAAATGCCAGCATGGCAGGATTTAAAATCTCAGCAGAGAAATCCTCAATGCTCATGGTCATCTCTTTAGAGGTAACTGCAATAGATACGTCCTTGTGACCATTCATGACAACGGGAATCTTGGTCTCGGTAACATCCTGAACGGTAATGCTGTTCGTGTAGTCCTTAGCCACAAAAGATGCAGGCTTACGAGCGTTGATGGTGTCGCCACGACCAGCTACAAACTCAGGCTCGAAACTGCGGTGTACAAGATTGGGAAGCACTGCGTTATTACGCAAAATATCAAGTGCTTCACCTGCGATAACGTCGCTTGTAAGAATAGTGTTAGCCATATTCTCTCCTAATTTTTGCTGTGCTTATATTCCAGATATTCCTTGGCACTCATCTTTGAAATGTCAGGTTCAGAAGCACCGCCGTTTGGTGGCGTTGCTGGGTCTGCGCCTTGAGTACCAGTTGCGGGGATAAAAGCTGCCCAGTCAGACTTGATAGCTTCAGTGAGCTTATCCTCGTCTTTAAACTTGCCGTCTTCCATCTCCACAGAAGAAAGGTCAGTTGCACGCAATACTGCATCAAGCTGCTTTGCACCTACGCCAGCATTTTCTAGCAGCTTGCGATAAGCTGCCTTCTTCTCGCGCTCGGTCTTAGCTTGCTCAACGCCTGTCTTGAAGTCTTCAAAAGCTTTGTGCTCTTCTTCGTACTTTGCTTTGTACTCATCAGTGCCTGCCGCTTCGAGCTGTTTCTTTAGCTCTTCGACTTCTTTTTGTAGCTCTTGAGCATTGCCAGAGTTTGCTTGAGCTTCCTCAGCCTGTTTCTTTAGGCTTGAGACGGTCTCAGCATGGGCATTGATAATTTCGTCTGCTGCGTCATCTTCAATGCCCATCGCCTTTAGCATCTTGCGTGTGAGTGACATACTTTCTCCTTGCTGTTCCAGTTCCTCGGAACATCCAGGGGGCGTTTCTTTGCCCCTGCCTTGTTAAGTCGCAAGAAAAGTATCTGTGCTATGTCACGAACCGCTGAGGGCATCACGCATGATTTGAGCGTATTCAGACGCATGGTTTGCCGCTGCGTCACGCAAAAAGTGAGCTTTACCGCCGTTTGGATGTGAGAGATCTTCGTTAAATTCGACGTAGGGCGCGTATTCAACGTTGGTGCCAATGTAGGCATCATTGCCACTTACAATGTGAGTGATAGAGTTTCTAAGCCTGCCTGTATCTACAGGGGTGTCACCTTTAGCATAGCCCTCGGCAACAAGCCCTATCGTCTCTAAGCCTTTGGCAATAGCTGATTTAACGGCTGATTGTATTGCTTCTGTATTGTCAGCATTTATTTGTATGTGTTCGTCCATGAAAAACACCTCCACACTTAAAGCATGGAGGTGCTGTCACGTAGATTATGAGAGATGCTTAGAGCGAACCTTGTAGTACTTTTTGCTTGAACGCTTCGTATTCAGCATAATTTTTTGGGCTGTTTAGTTCCTTTATCTTACTAGCCTCTTCAAAGTCTTTATCTGTCCAACCTACAAACTTTTCGCTAGCAGGAACATCACCAGGAGAGGTAAAGTATGTGACTAGCTTGCGCCTTAGAGTTTCATCCACTTTATTCTCCCTTCATTCTGTAGTTGTGTCATTACCTCAATGGCTGCATTATAATCGCTCATACCAGCTGCAACCAGCTCGTTAATCTTTTTGTCGTAATACCAACCAGTAACGCCAATGCCTACTTGCTCATAATAATATACATCGCCGTTGTGTAAGGCAACAACTCCGCCAGCGTACCCATATGCTGTTTGTGCTGAAAAGTCACTGCCTGTAGGCGGAATATTTGTCGGATGGTTATGTGCAGATATAAGTGTGCCAGGCGCACTACTGTTGATAGCTTCTAATATCTCGTCCGTATATACCGTTTCGTTTGCCTTGGATATGCTATTGCTATAAGCTTCGATTTTACCTGTTTTCTTGGATACAAGCACTAAATCCTCGCTGTTTGTACCTGACCTATGAATAACCATAGCCTTACATTCCTTGGCTATCATCTCATTAACTTTCTTACTCTCAGTCAATCCATTAAAACGTTTGAGATACTTTGGACTATTAATACGCGTAAAGTCTGCTTTAGCTGCCTTGTTAGCGTTTTTCTTGTTTGTAATACCACGCTCAACAGCCTTGCTTATCACACCTTGCTGTCTGCTCTTTGGCAACGTCTTAAAAGCTCGCAGATCCTGATAACCTTGACTGCGCATCTCCTGACGCATGGCATCTGTAAGTTTTTTCTTGCTCATACCAGATGCTTTAACACGCTTCTGCACGCTTGGCAGCTTTAAGAACTTCTCTAAGCTTCTGCCGCTTGCAGATTCTGGTTGTTGCTCTCTTACTCCTGCTTTCCACTCTGCGTAGCTCAGAGAGCCTACTGTGGCTTCTGAGCGGTCTTTCATAGTGTTGTGCCCTGGAATGTAGGCAACAAGCGTGCACCTACAGTTGTAAACTTCACCTACTGGTGCTTGAGGGTCACCCGGAAACCTACAGCCATTATCAAACACTGCGTCAGGCTTTACATGCTGCCCGTCAAGCACTCTATGGCTGTCGCGTGTACGGCCATCAAGAGAAGCCATCCACTGCTTTTCACAGTTGATGCCCATGTCATTGGCAGCCACATAGCTATCAACACGAGCACGGTTCTCTGTTCCTGTGATAGCTGTTCTTGCTATACGGATAGCAGAGCGTGCATTCATGTCAGCAACGCCACGCAAGCGCTTCGCCATATCTGGTATTGATTCACCCGTTAAAAATGACTGTGTAAGAGCGCTTCTCACATGAGACGCGTTCCAGCTCATATCTTTAGGGATATTAACTTTAGGAGCTGGTAGGAGCTGTTTATCCTCGTCTAAGAGATTAGCTACGGTGCCTTCATCGTACAGAGCAAATGTAGGTGTTATCTTGCCTTGGTGTGCCTGGTAGCTACCAAAATTGTAGTTCTCAGTATAGACGGCAGGCAAAGCGCCGCGTATATGCTCTGTGGCTCTTTGGTCTGCGGCTACAAGGTCACGTGCTAGAAGCTCTACCAGCCCTTGCGTTTGTCCAAGGTCAGCGCACCGTGCATTTTTCCATGCCTTAAACTCTTTTTCGGTGCATTTACCAGCCTTGAGGTCTTTTTGCCATTGAAAAAGCTCACGCTCATATGCTGCAAGCTTTTTCTCTAAACGCTTGGCCATATCCTCATGAGCGGCCTTAAACTCTTTAGCCATAAGACGCGCAAGATGTGTTATCTCTTTGTCTGCTGCTTCATGTACAACATCTGACATGGATTACACCTCACCACGAATAATTGCACGAGCTTCTTCTGGTGTAATGCCAATAGATGTACTAATAACCTTCACTGCCTGGTTTTCGCTTAACTCACCTGTGCGAACAGCAGCCATAACACCTACAAGTGATGTGGTTTGTGCGCCGTTTAGCATTACTCGCTCTGCCCCCCCTCAGCAGCATTTAGCAAGCTATCAATACGTGCTGCATCACCCGCATCTACCGTATCCAGGATGGTCTGTGCTTCATCCGCTGTGAGGTTAGGGAGCTTGGCTAGGATAGTTTTACGGTCAAGCCACTGTGCTTCTGTAGCTATCATCTGCACCTGTTCCAGCTGGTTAGAGACACGCTGGCGCTTAAAGATGGGTGTATCTTCAATGCCAATAAGTGACAGAAGGCGCTGCAGGGCACCTGCAATTTGAAACTCAAAATCACTGGCGTTTTCGTCTACTGGCTGATAAGCAGCTTCAATCTCGGTAGCAGTTTTGCTCGTGGCAGAAAGCGCAGTTACATCCAGCCCGCCAAAGTCGCGATAAATACGACGCTCTATACCTTCGAGATAAGCCTGACGTGCTTGGTAGGGTACTTCTTGCTGGTAAGGCGTTACTTTGCCGCCCTGGTCGGTATCGGCAGGAGCAATGTGTAGCACCTTCAAGCGGTCACGAAAACGTGCTAGGTCAGCATCGCTCATACCACCGCAGTTTTCAACAATCCAGTAAATTTGTGACACGTCTGTAAGGTCATTGGCAAAGCCCGACTGGATGAGGTCGTAAGAATCAATGGCTTGCTGCATACCTATCAACGTTGACTGGTGAAGACGGCTCCCCCACATTGGGACAATAGGCAGCTCGCCGTCCCAATTATCCTCACCTACAATCTCAGATGTTCCGTCAGGGTAGCGAGACACCGTCAGCAAATATGCCGTCTGCTCTTTGGTTTGTACAAGCTTTTTGCCCCTGCTGCCTGCCTTTTTTGCGTACACGTACTCGCTATAGCCATCAGGCGTATAAAGCGTAATTGACATGGGGCGTGTACTATCGATTTGCCAAAAGCGAATACCGCCCATGAGAGCACCTGTAAGCTCGTCCCAAAATGGCACAAACTCGGTTATCTCAAATGTGTAGAGTTTTGAGCCTGACCAGTAGCCAAACGCAACACCATGAATAAGTGCGGCATATGCCCATTTGCGCAAATCGTTATCAAACGATTGTCCTAGCTGGTCTTTTGTGTTTTCTTCAGTAAAGCTCACTCCAGCACCTAAGCTGTAGCTCAGGCGCTGCACATTGAGACGGTTGAAGAAGTTAGAAGCAATCTTGGAATTAGATGCTGTGTAATCTGCAACAGGAGCGCCTGTGAGTGTAAAAATTGTCTTTACGTACTCGTTAATGGTGGTGTTGCGCTGCTTATCGTATTTATCAGCTTTAAGAGCCGTTGTATACAGCTCACTTGCTTTGTGTGTACTAATTGCCGATAGCAAAAACTTTTCTGTTCCGCTACGTGCTTGTGATGCTAAAAAGTCCTGCCATGTAGTCATCCGTGTTGCCATAATCTTCCAATCATCCAAATATGCTTGTATATTTTTCTTGCTTAACATCAAGTGCTCTTGCTATGCGCATTGTTGCCACGAAATAACGCAGTGCGTCGCATGCGTGATCGTCAACTTTAAGAGGGCGTTCTACATCAGACGGCGCATCATCCCAAACATAACCGCCCAGCTCTTGTGTAAGGTTTTGACAAGCATGCTTATCGATGCGCACAAGTCCTGCTTGTAGACATGCAGCAGTCTCACGAATGCCATCCATCACATCGTTTCTTGCATGACGGATGCGAAAGCGTCCACGACGGCGTAGCTCGGCCATAAAAGACGTTGCAGACGGGTCAACGATAATTTCTACCTCAGGAAAAGAAACATCCGCCACAAGGGCTAACATTGCGTCTGCGTAATCTGGGTCGGTCATTTGGTGGCCTTGTGTGCGCCCAGAGTAGTAAAACTCTTTAATTGCATGCCACACAGTGCCGTCAAACGCCCATAGAAGCGCTGCAAAGGCGTTTTGAGTGCCGTAATCGACAGATACGACCCAACGCTTAATTGAATTCATATCAAGGCTTACAGAGCCTTCTAGCGCGTCCTCATAAAGCGGGTATATCAAACCTTCGGCCTTAACCCACTTGCCTTTGATGTAACGGTCGTAAAATACGCCTGAATACATACGCTCGTAGCGTTCAATAGTCTGCTGAGACAAGCTCGGGTTATCGGTCATCAAGAAATGTAAGTGCAGCGCATTACGATCATATGCGCCATCTATCCATTCACGTTTAAACCAGTGTGTGGGACTATCAGGATTGCAGTTAAACCACAGCTTAGAGCCTTCAACCGAACAACGTGCTAAAGCTTGGTTGACGAAACTCTGTGGCATAAGTGCTACTTCGTCCATGAGCACGCCTGCAAGAGTGCGGCCTTGGATAAGCATGTAACTTGCTTCGTCTTTGCCGCCGAACACTTCAAACCAATTAGTTGTATTGCCGCGGCGCACCTCTAGCACTTTGTCTTGGCCATGCCAGCGCAAGACATAGCCTTTGTGTGCTGGATAGGTCATAACGGTATAAGGCACAATGATATTTTTCTTGGCACTATCTATCGTTTTTCCGCAGATGCCAAACCGCTGCCCTGAGAACTTACGCATGGCCCAATCGATGAATGCAACTGTCATAAGCGAGGTTTTACCACTGCGAACTGCGCCATCGCATACCAGCGCATCATAGCGTGTATAGGGAAACGCAAGTATTGATTCTTGCTTGTCACTTAGCATGCTTATCCAGCTCCTTTGCTCGCTCGATAAGACTTGCACTAAGTGCATCGTCGTTTATCTGCTCTGCCTGAGCAGGCATATCAGGCGGATTGTCGCGATACCCCGCTCGGTTTTTAAGAAAAAAGATTTGAGCAGAAACAGAAGGTGGAAGCTTGCGTTTTTTGGTGATAGTGCTGCCGTCTGGATTTGTGGTCGTAGTTTCCTCGTAAACATCACCTATGGCACTTTTGAACAGGTAGTTTTCGATGGTTTCAACAGATAGCATCTTGCCAGTTTTTATTGCAGCAGCTATAGGCTCAAACTTGCCAATCCATACGGTAAGTGATTGGCGAGACACTCCCATATTGTTAGCCATCTCGGCCATAGTGCACCCATGAGCTGCCCAATTGGACAGCTTCTCTAGGTTTTCTGGCTCAAGCCATTCTTGGTATTTTGCGCGGCGCTGTTTCATAGCTGTATTGTCGTGGCTATGTCACGTAGCAAAATTAGGCTAATTAGCTGCTAAGACTTTGGATGGCTAATAAAAAAGGGGGCTTGCGCCCCCTTCTTATATTCATTTCGTTCAAGTTTAACCTACAATGTTTTTACCATTGGCAGAAAAGCCCATAACCTTAAGAGCGGCATTAGTATCAATACGCCAAGTCTTGCCAAACTTAACGGCAGGAATAGCGCCATCGCGGCATAGGCGCATAACATAACCCCTACTAAGCCCTAGCATTGCTGCAAAATCGCTTGTGTTTGCGAACATTGGCGCTTTATCATCCGTGTTGTAGCGTTCCATATATCCTCCCTAGATACAATGAAGTTCATTTCATACTTTGCTTTTAAGTCGTAAAGTTTGACTAATCGATTTTGCTTGTGTTATTGCCATCTTTCAAAAACCACTATCGCACTCGGAAATGGGGCCGCGTTTTTACTGTTGCTAAAGTGCAAGCGCCCGCAAATAAACCTGATATCTGATGCGTTAGAAAATATGTAATCATGCCAGTAAGCTGTGTCTGTACGTGCTGGAATGAGCATGACCACAACCCCTCCCACTGCTTCAGAAGCCTTTTTAACCCACTTAGCAATCTGCCTGCCGTATGGTGGATTACACCATACGCGTTCGTTGTCCCAGCACTGAGACAGGCCATCTTCTTCAATCGTCCAGTGTTTGTCTACAAGTGCATTTTCGTGTGTACTTGCTGCATCTACCGTAAACTTAAATTCACGATTAAGCTCGTCAAATAGATACTTAGGGGTTGTCCATTCGTTACTTGTGCTTGATCGTAAGCCACTAGTAAAGGCAGTCATCTACTCCACCTCATAAGGCTCTGGTAGCGGCACCCAAGCAACGACAGGATATCCAACTGACATGCCACCGGTGTATTGCCAGCCACAATCACAATCGTAAAATGCGATGTGGCCAGGAACGCCCATAGCCATAATGCTATTGTTAACGGCGATCGTAATTAGCACTGGAGCATCGTCTTTAGGAAGCTTCTCACTTACTGGTATCCATTCCATTTTTATCTCCTTTTACAATACGTGCACCACAGCTGGGGCAGTAATTAAACGGCTTGTCACCGTTGTTGTGCATCCAGGAATCGATGGCGTCACCCCAGTCATCGGTGAGGTCGCATCCGCAGGCGCTGCAAGTGAACTCGCAGTCGTACTCGCGGCCCACGTCCGTCCAATGGCTCGTGTCGGTGAAGACAATCCGGCACGTCCGCTCTTCTTCAGCTGCACGTACTTTTTCACAGTATGCGACCGCTTCATCGCGCTCGTCCTCTGCCTGAAATAAGCACCTGAGAAGATACTCTTCGGCTGTTTGAGCATCCCTACAGTATCGGTTGCTTAACATCGTCAATCCTTACTCGTGGGTTTTATATTTTTTGTTCCGGCTTTCATCGCGGTATAACTCGGATATATGCCCCATAAGCTGGTGTTTTGTAACTTGCAGCTCTCCTGAAAGTGTGTCTAAGATACGCAAGATAGTTTCGTCATCTTGCTTGCTCCATAGCTTATAGGTACGTGTCCGAAAGCCGTACACTCTTGCCTGTTGTGCTATGGCGTTACAGCTGCGTTTTGGTAACAGGTCATTCCAGGCTCTATGCGTGGAACCATAACCCTGCTCAAAGCCATACTTAAGAGCTTTGATCTCTTTGGTGGTCCAAGGCTTGTACGTCATTTGTATTCGCCTTCTTCACAGCTCCAAAACACACGTACAAGCTCGGTATCTTGCATATCACCATTACACGCATCGCACAGACACACTCCAAACGTAGGGGCGATAAAATCTGGATTGATAAAAAAATACTTGCAGTTTTTGCACATAACTGTAGGTGCTTGTTGGTTCCATGGTGCAGATGGGTCTGCGTCGTAAGTAGTTGGTGGGTAGTTATTACTCATCATGGTTTTTCCTGCTTCTCCTTTTTCGGATACGTGTTTCAAGCTTCGTTTCTGCTAGGCGCTGTTTTTCCTCTTCGAGATAACACCCTTTGCAAAGCCACAGACGCTTTGCAGATGGGCTTTCGACCCACACGGGACGTTCATTGCATTTACAGCACACAAGGCGTCTGGTTGGCTTATAACGCCCTTTACGCTCTCTCATGCGCTGGATACCTTTAGGGGTGTGTCTTGGCAAATAGCTATCGTGTAGCTCTTTTGCTGTCATGTCTGGATGGTCAAACAAAATTGATATTTCTTTAGACGTCCAACCTTTCCATATTTGTGGAGGTTTTATGTCTTGGGGAGGATGGGGCAAATGCCCCAAGTTTGGTTTTCGATTTGCCAATGTTCACCATCCATTCGCAAGTTTTCGACAAAGATTTTTAGTCGCGAAAAGTTTTCAACAAAGAGAAAGAACCAAAGAGAAAGACTTACTTGTTAGTTAACCTTTCAAGAAGAAAGGTTTTACGTTTTACGTGAGACGTAAAACCTTTCTTTACTTTCTTTACTTTCTTTACTTTCTTTACTTGTTTAGGGGTTCTAAAACCCAGGGTTTTTGTAACGGTTTTGATGAATGCCAACCGTAGGTTTTTACTCATCATTTGACTTCTTCTTAGGTCGTCCACCCAACAGTCCAGCGGCTCTCTGCTTCCCAATTGTCTGGGCGTTGGCGTTCATCCTGTCGCTGACAATTTCGCCATTGCCTAAAGCTTCAGAACTGATAAGACCCACATCGGCTAAAAGCTTTATGAACTCAATAAGTTTCTGCTCGTCATCAAACATGAGCTGTTTAGCCAAAATGAAAAAGTCTTCTTCAGTAGAAAACGGTACCTTGTGCCCTGTGTACATTGCCATAAGCTCGCATACACGCCACCAGCGCCCATACGCCTCAAACCCATCACGAACAAGCAGCCGTTGACACTTAATGTCTTCGGCTGCGTTGTTATCGTGGCTAAAGTACGGTAAAGGCTTTGCAGCTTCGGCATTGACCTGTTGCTGTGTTACTGGCATGGCTTGTCAACCTCAGCTCCGCAAGCGGCATATCCAGCTATATCAACCCAGTTGTCGCGGTGCCATGATGCCTTATTACGTGCCACTTTAAGCAGTACCATCATGTTGGCTACATCACGAGCACAGACAGCTGTATCAAGATACATCGCCCAAAAAACGGCTATATCTGCAAAACAGTCTTCCACGTCACCATATTGGTCTTGGCGCTCCCCGCATACGGTGTTGATAGCGTCTTGCAAAAGTTTTTCACGCTCGCTCATAGTCCCTCCTAAAATGGAATGTCATCATCAATAACTTGTGAAGGCACAGACACAGTAGGTGATTTAGCTTTGGATGTACTCAGAAACTCAATGTCGTTTACGATGACATCAAGCTTTGAGCGCTTCTGCCCGTCGCGCTCCCATGAGCTGTAATGCAACCGCCCTGCAATTGCTACTTTGGTGCCTTTGACAAGCCACTGGCACAACGATTCAGCACGAGAGCCAAATAGAGCGCAGTCAACGAAATTGGGACGGTCTTCCCACTCGCCCGTTTGTGAGTTCTTTACACGATCATTGATGGCAATACCAAAACTAAGAATTGGTGAGCCTGTAGTCGTGTATTTCACTTCCGCATCACGGGTGAGGTTCCCCGAGATATTTACGCAGTTAATGCTCATGAACTCTCCTTAAAACTCGATGTCTTCTTGTGCGTAATCTGGTTGGTTTATCTGCTCAAATCTTGAAATTGTGTCTTGCATCGCGGCTACACAAGTAGCAATTTGTTCGTCGGTAAGTTCATCGCTCATTGATCGCGCTCCCATCACTGCCGCAAGTTCTGCGCTTGCTGTTGTGCTATCGATGCCACCGCGGGCTTCTCGGTATCCAGCAAACAGATTGCGGATTGGTTGCATCCTGTCTGTCGCACCAGAGCCGTTTTGAGACGTTGTTTGTGGCTCAACTGATACTTGTTCGGCTTCAACTACAATCGGCTCTTGTGGGGTGTCTGGTGAGTTCTTAGGCATATGTTCTGCACTTGCAAAGTCGAACATTTCATCTGGAGTGTAGGCAACGCCGAACAAAGCTTCTGGACAAGCTTCACGAGCACACGCTGTAATAGCTCGCCACGTGAGCATGGTGAGCGGCTGCTTTTGGTAGTTATCCTTGGTATCGAGCTTCATTTGATGTGCCCAGGAAGCATCGCGAGTGGCACTAAACGGATAATCTGGGTCATCGCAACGAACAATTGTGCAAGTAGCACTCATGTGCTTTTCGTCTTTTGAAATGCGCAGTTTATGGCCTGCCTTGCGTACCTGTGCCGCTACAAGCTCAGCGCTCATAGTCGGCTTGCCATTGATGACGTTAATTCGATACAGGCTTTCGGCAGGTGACAAACCCATAGACTGGCCAAACTGCATAGCCACAAGGACGTTAGCAGCCTTACCACGATAAGACACAGGAATGATGTCAGATTGTGCGAGCGCCTTAGAGATACTCATTTGGTCGGGAAGGCTTGGCGCAGTCGTAGCTAGTGTTGTTTCCATTACTTGCTCCTTAAGATGTATTGCTTGCCGTGGGTGTCAAACGCTTTGATGCGAGAAATGCCAATACGTGCGCAGAACTCTTGCAACTCAGATGCCTGAGCTTGTGTGCAGTAGCCGCAAAATGCCCACTGGCTTTGCGTTTGGGGCGCTTGTGGTGCGGGAGCCACTGCTACATTGGGGACTTCACCAGTAATTGCTTCGTATTGCTCAGGTGTCATTACAGAGCCTGTATCCATAGGCTTTGTTGGTACTTGTGTGGCCTGCTGTGGGGCGTTTTGAGCAACTATTGGCTCACTTGCAGCCATTTGCTCAGCTTGTGCTGCCATCTCAGCTTCTAGGCGTGCTCGCTCTTCCTCACGAGCCTTGCGCTCGGCTTCAAGGGCAGCCACACGCTCACGCTGCTGTCTGCGCTCGGTGGAGCGGCGCATGGCATCGCCTAAATCTAGACAACTAAAGTAGTCGGCTTTCAGAGCTGCAGTTTCGTCTGCGTCAAGACCCATTACATCGATAGTCTTCTCATCGTTTGCAATCTGGGATATGTGGCCCTCAACTGACAGACGCACTTTCTCGTCTGTGACTGTGAACTTGTCCCAACCCTCGTCTTTAGAGTACTTGTCACGTATGCGCTCAAATGGCACCAATTCCACAAGCGCAGGTGCCATATCTTCGTAGGCTTCACGAGCATAACTAAGCTTTTGTTGATAGGCTTGTTCTTCCCACAACTCAATCTCTGCTTTGTAATTGGCATCAATAGATGACAGTGGCTCTAGTAAGTCTCTAACTTTGGTTTCAAAATCGCGGACAGCTTCTTTAACTGCTTTTGTCTTAGCTTTACGTGCTTCTTCAATCTCTGCAATTGCCTTGCGTGCGGCAGTGCGCTCGCGCTTGGATTGCTTGTAGTCTGACGCGTCAACGATGGTGTGAGGGGCAAAGTCTTTGAGTACGCTCTCAACTTTTGTTGATTGCTCGGATAGCCACATATCCATATCTGACAGACTGGTCAGTTCGTTGTCAATTACGGTTGCTGTAGCTTCTACTACAGCGTCTTTTTTGGTTGCCATTTAATCCTCCAAAAGGGTTAGTAAATCGTCTAAAGTAATCTGCACCCACAGGCTGTCTTCGTGTCCGTCGATACGAATAACAGCGCTTGAGATACGGGAGAGATCACGCAAAGTCATACGAACAACGTTTCGCCCAAACGTGGGACTTTTCTCTGTAGCTCCACAGCCTGCTGTATGTATTACAAGCAGCCCAAACTCTGCGTGTGCGTTATTGCGCTCAGCTATTGTCTGGCCTTGCCATCGCTCAACAAGTGCATGTGCCACTTGCTTGTGGTCTTTCGCTTCGATGATGCCTATCATGCCGTGAGCTTCAATGTGGATGTCTCCCGTGTCGCGCATACCACTAAGAGCCTTGCGGTAGATGGTTGAACCATCATTGTTAGTCCTGGAACACAGCCAACGGACAATGGCCGTTTCAAAGCGCGTGCCTTTAGCACGCTGGCGGCTCATAAGTGCAGCTCCTGTGCTGGTACTTGCTTATGCGTCAGGGCGTAGTCTTCACAATCCATGCGCCCCACAATGCCAAAGACAATGAGAAACAGCACAACGAAAATGACCGCTTTTACGCGGTCTGAAAGTTCGATATGTAACATGATTGCTCCCTACGCTTGGATAGACATTGCGCGAGCGTACTTAGCAAGGAAATAGCGCTGTCCTTTGCCTGTGCATTTAGGCGTGCGGTTAAACGTTACATGCCCATCTGCATGCGTAACAGCGGTTTCTTTGATGCGGAAAAGTCCTTGTTCGATGTAGCGCTGCTTAGGCACGTTGCGGTTACATCCATGCTTGCCAAGGTAGCCGTCATCGCGCAAAAGCTTAAAGAGACGGTTTTGACCGACTTTAAAGCCTGCTTGCGTGGGCATTTTGGCAAGTTCGCCTACAAGACAAGTGCCATCAGAAGCTGCTACTGCATCGGCAAAAAGTGCCTTGGGTGTCATCTCTTCGATTTGGCGGCTTTGCTGGCTAATGCGTGCCTTTTGGCGCTCGATGGTGCCTTGCGCGATGATAAAGGCGCGTGCCATAGTCTCTTCTGGTGTTTCGTCTTTGGCGACCATATAGCCGCCGTCTCGGCGGATAGCGGGAAGTACTTCATCAAACACCCAATGCTCAAAGCGTTGTGCACTCTCAAGTTTGCTTGACGCGATAAGGCGATATAGGTCACCTTCACCAATAAATGACGCATCTTGAGCTCGTCCAAGTGCATCAGTGATGGGGTAGCGTTTCACGACCCCACGGCAATGGCGCTTGATGGCATCATTAGTATTTTTATAGCCAAGCGCGGCCGCTACGTCTTTAGCACAGAACTCGGGGCGCTCTGGTGTGCCAGCGGTGCGCAGCTCACCAAAACGTGAGTTAGAAAATACTTGTACAATGTTGTTGTCCATGGTTTTACCTCATTTCTGGACGTGTCCGTAAAGAGCGGCTACTCTTTGCGGACTTTCTTTATTGATTAGAAAAGGTGGTTTGGAATGCGAGATTTCAAGATTGGTTTCATTGAAATTGAAAAGATTGGCAGTGAACACGACATCGCATTTCAAAACTTGCCAAAACTCGCCTTGCAAAGCTTTGATGAAAAGTTGCTTACACAACAGCAGATAGAGATTCTTCTATTTGGATGGTATGAGGAAGACCGCAACAATACGCAATATATGAAAGTCAGCTACGGTTGGAACGGCGATATTCACTCGATTCATTCGATTCCAAACTTATATGGATTTACACGCTCTTGGACCATCAATATTTGCCGCAATAGTGGGTGGTGTCGGATTCCGTTTGATAGAGCTACTTGTTAGCCTGCTAATTTTAAGATAAGCAAGTCAATCAACCTTAGAATTGCTTGACCTATAAAGCCGGCAATAAAGCCTGTTAGTACTGCGCGCTTCCATGGGTGTTCGCCGTTAACCATTCTTTTCTCCAATCTTTGGTACTGCAAGCGACATAAAATATTTGTCGATAAGCTCTTTTGTGTAATACGGATAGCGAGCATTTGGCAGGTAAATCACTGGCAAAGGATTGTGCTTTTGCTCGGTAAGCTCGCGTACTTTCTCATCGCCAATGCCTATGTATCGTGCTGCTTGACGTGTGGTAAGCAGTAGGTGCTCGGTGCTTGTATCGTCCATAGCTAGTCCTTTTCGGTTACTAAGTCTTCAGCAGAGCAACTAAGAGCTTTTGTGACTGCTAAAACTCGACGCAATGGCATACCAGCTATGGACTTTGCTTGATACTTAAACAGTGTTCGGTATGGGATGCCTGTCAGGCGGCTTAGGTCACGCCATGTAAGATTGCGCTCATCAAGCAGGTTCTTAATGTTCGATTTCATGCTTTTGATCCTCCTCTTCGGTGATTAGGTCTTCTGGTCTACACCCCAGATACCGTGCAATGGCTAACACGCGACCAAACGGGGCATTTTCAAAACCACTCCGTTGGTAAAACATCAATGTGGTGTAAGAGATTCCAGTTTCTCGACTTACATCACGCATGGTCTTGCTAGAGCATGTAAGTATTGCCTTGATATTTGATTTCATGGGAATCCCCAAACAACAATATTTTGTGGCTTCTTATACATATCTATACAAGATGTTGTATACTGAATACTAAAGAGAACATATGTTCTTGCGTTACTTTGAAAGGAGGTGAACTATGGCCAAGCCATTACATAAGCCTGGCGAAGATAACCAGCATCCAGGCAAATACATTGAGACGGGGCCACGTGGTGGTGTGCTAGATCATCCACGTGTTGTAACCATTGACCCAGGTGATAGGCTCCCGCCAACTTCTCAAGCTGGTAATAAGTGGCAAAAATCTTAGTTCCACGTCCTAGCCCCAGACGTTAAACGGGGCTTTTTATGTTTAACTTAGCTGGATACGTACTTTCCAAAAGCAAAAACACCAATCAAAAATGTTTATCTGTATCCACGCTTCAGACCAAAAATGGCCGTCTTCTTCATACTTAGTAATGTAGTGATGCATATTTCCTCCAATAGATAAATTGATATCACTGGCAGTTCTTCGTGTGAGGGCTGCCAACATGCAGATAGCGGGCGTGCATGCTCCACATGACACGTCATATCTGGTATTCGGTTGAGAAGGTACAATTCGAATAACTCAGTAGAGAAGGCTTGAAAGAAGGTTTAAAGATGAAAAACTTTGACGATTTTTTAAGCTGGTAAACAATCCTGAGAAACAACAAGAGCGTTTGGAATTACAAAAACATGCAGTTAACGAGTACGCAAAAGATGGGAAGTTAAATAGAGATGATGTTGTAAGCGCTTGCATCGCAATAAGTGAAGACACTGCTTTATATCTCATTGAGCTTTATCATCAGTGGATTGCAGATAACGCCTAACTTCTCTTATTTCTATGCTTTGCTCAGGCAACGTTACATACTTGAACAGACTGTTAGCAATCCATGAGAGTAGCTTTTTGAACATTGCAGCTCCAATCTGCCTTCTCTACTGAGCTATTCGGGTTTCAAGGTACAGGTAGTGCTTCGTGACATAGGCTTTACGCTTCATTCATGGAGCGGATTGGCAAACATAAACCGAAGCATTTAAAGGCTGGCTCGCGTGAGCAAAGTCCTAAGATGTTGTTACTTGTTCGCGTCGTGCTTCTCGTGCTTTCCATAGCCGCCGCTTCCGTTCCTATGCCACTTGGCTATGGCGTCCAATTTGCTGTTGGTCTTGCGGAGCTTCTCGTTGATTTCAAATCCACGGAATGTAAGAGCCAAAAGCAAACTTGCAATCACTCCTAACAGGTAATCGGTCAACTTCTCTCCTTTCGTGCTTGTGGAGTAGTACAGGTAGTGCTTACACGTGCAAGTGGCTTCCGTTCATCTGACAAACCAAGTAGGTAGTCTGTAGAGCAACCGAAAATATCGGCTAGCTTTGCAATATTTGAACCATACGGTTCAAATTTCCCAAGCTCCCACCTACTAACAGTTGCTGGTGTTACAGATACCAGTTGCGCCAATTGGCCTTGCGTAAGGCCAATACGAACACGCTCAGACGCGATTAGTCGGCCTTCCATTTTCACCTCCAAACAACATTTGTTGTTAATTAATACTTGTAGAATAACAACAAATGTGTCTAGTAGCAAGTACTTTTTTAGTATTTAATGAACATATGTTGTTATTTAAGGAGATGTAAAATGAAGTACCCCAACAGATTGGCAGATGCCAGGGCGAAGGCTGGACTTACTCAACAACAAGTCGCTGAAGCTATTGACATGACAGTTACTGGCTACCAAAACTATGAATGGGGCAAGCGAGATATGCGCTCGTCTACTGTTCGCGCGCTGTCAGAAGTTCTTAATGTGCCAGCAAATTATTTACTTGGTATTGACGGTATCGTTGAAGCACGAGCCGTCGAAACCGTACAAGTTCCAGTCCTGGGACGCATTGCAGCAGGCACACCACGTGAAGCTCTTACTGCCTCAGATGAATACCATGGCACACCAGATACGCTTATGCGTAACCGCCACCGTGCTTTTTGGCTTACAGTGGCGGGCAATTCTATGAACCGCGTCTTTCCAGAAGGCTCTTTGGTGCTTATAGACCCAGACGCTACCATCAACAACGGCGATATAGCTGCTGTATTTGTTAATGGAGACGATGCAACACTGAAACGTGTGTATTACGAAGGCGATAGCGTGCGTCTGCATCCAGAAAGTTACGACGTGGAATACAGAGACCGCGTCATTGACAAGACTGACCCAGAAGCTCCTGAGGTGCATATGGTTGGCAAAGCAGTGTCATATACCGCCCCCGATGGATGGAGAGGGTAGTATGAAAAACGTATATAACGTATATTGCGATGAAAGCCGAGTTGATTCGCCAGGGCAATTTATGTGTATTGGTGGAGTTATGTGCCCTCAAGACGAGAAGCAGCGTATTGTGCATCGCATACATCAGTTGCGTTATAAACATAACGTACAAGGTGAGTTTGGCTGGAAAACAGTTTGTCCAAGCAAAACTCATTACTTTGAGAATCTTATCAATTACTTTTTTGAAGAAGATTGTCTTCATTTTCGTTGTGTATTGCTTGATAAAGAAAAGACAAAATTTGCATCAAATAATGATAGATTTCAAAAAACTTACTATCAGGTCTTCAATAACTGGCTTGACCGTAGATGCCAGTACCATATCTTTATAGACCATAGAGTAGATGATAAAACGCGCATACCAAAATTGCGCCAATGTACTATTAATACACGGATGTTTGGCACATCAGTTAAGTTCATAGAGGAAGTTGAATCTTATGAAAATGACTTAATTCAACTTGCGGATTTGCTTATTGGCGCTCTTGGATACCAATGGAACGAAACATATGCATTACATGGTGCAAGTAAAAGCAAAATAGCCGTATGTGAACTAATCGCCAATCATCTGTCAGTTAAAACTCTAAATGGATACACCACCGGTCCAAATGAAGATAAATTCAATGTATTTCACTTCGGCGCTTATGGATTCCCGTGGTGCCAATGAGTTACTCGATTGATGCAAGCGGATATTTAGACTTATCAAAATGCTATAAAGGGCTTGGGTGTGATTTATTTCTTGCGAGTAGCCTATCAAAAGAATTTTACTTCTCTGAATTGCAGAATCTAATTGCTTGGGATGGCACGCATATTATTAACTTACAATATGAAAGCACATGGTGGCATCTAGTTTCTAGGCATGAAATGGGACGCGAAAAAATGAATCCACTTACCCACTTAGACTTGGAAAGAGTTAAGCGCTTACCTCTATTAAAACAGGTATTACTTGGTAATGTTGCCGCTGACGTATATAAGCAGACGAACAAAAAAGGGAAGATTGATGTTGTGCAATTAGTTATCGATCCAAAAAACGAGAATTATTTAGTACTACTTGGCTTGGTTGGCAACGAATATATTATTCGCAGTGCTTACCCAAGTGATAGCAATTATGTTAACAAAGTAAAAAAACGAAGTGTTTTTACTTCAAAAATTCGACCATAAAAAAGCCCCGGATTTCGGCTCCGAGGCGTTGCCACATCCAAAGCTTTAAGCAAAGGACTCAATTAAGATATTACCCTATTCACGTAAATAGTAAATATATTTTGCACCAAACAAAAAATATTTACTTTTCTATTTAAAAATTGCCCCTGTCGCATCCGCCAAGAGTGAACAGGGGCACGGCTACATGAGGTGTAACCATGAATAAGTATATACCAGGTGGTCGGCATGACCATTAATAAAACAGCATCTGGCAACTGGCGTGTGCGCGTTGAAATTGGCAGAGACCACAACGGTAAACGCCAGCGTAAAACAGGGACATTTAAAACAAAAAGAGAAGCCATAGCAGCAGAGCACATGTGGAGCGAGCTGGCACGTAAAGAGGTTATTTTACGTGAGAAGATGGGTTTTACTGAGTTTGTAGACTATGTATATCTACCTCGCACAGAAAAACGCATACGTTATAACACACTTAAAGCTTATAAGCGCGATATTAAACTTAGATTAAAACCTGCGTTTAAAAACAAACCAATAGACCGTATTACACATGATGATATTCAGACAATGATTGATACATGCTCAAGCTATAAAGTGGCTCAAAACGCGCTAAACACCGCAAGGACAGTATTAAACGTCGCTGCAGAACTACATTATGCAAAAAGTAATCCCGCAACGGATAAATACGTATTACCTGCACGTGTGTTATATCCAGAAGACCACAACGGAGACTGGCTTACCAGTTTTGAGCAGCATGACGAGTTTATTAGCCAAATAGATAATGAGCTGTTTAAGACTGTGTCCATACTTGGCTTGTCTTTGGGTTTACGCAAAGGCGAGATATTCGGTCTTGATTGGGAGGACATAGACTTCTCTAAACGCCTTGTACATGTGCAGCGCACCTACGTAAAAGAGAAGGACGGATACAAGCTCATGCCGCCAAAAACAAGGAAGAGCAACCGCTATGTGCCACTACGTAAAACGTCCACACAGTGGCTCTACGCCCTTTATGAAAGCCGCAATAAGCCTACAGGGGCAATATGTCTAAACCAGCTAGGAAAGCGCGCAAATCCTGCTTCTACGGCTTGCAAGTGGGTGAAGTATTTAAAGCGCCATAATTTGCCATACGTAACAATTCTTAATATGCGCCATAGCTTTGCCACAAGCTGCCTTATGGCTGGCATGGAGATAAGTAAGGTGTCTCGCTATCTTGGCCATACATCCATCAATACAACCGTTGCTCGATATGTGCGCTACAAAGCCGCTGATATGGTAGATGATTTTGACCGCTTTGTGGTTTAAAAATATTGTCCCAAAATTGTCCCCTAAAATGTCCCGACACTTAGAGCCGCCCAGGTAACACTTATAGAACACTTAGAGTAGCAGCAGGTAGATAAGGTGAGTAAATAAACTATATTTATGCAGGTAAACAGGGGTATTTTGCATCAAAACACTGGCGGAGAGGGAGGGATTTGAACGCTTTTTGTAAGTGTTCTAATAAATCAGAACACCTACAGATAGCAGCTCATTTTTCGTGCTGTCTTACGAGCAGCGCATGACCCATTTATGACCCTTTTTTATTCTATAAAGCTATCGAAATCGCTCACCATATCTTCTGCTTTATAGCGTACATAACGCGCAACTGTTGTGTTAATGGACGCATGGCCAAGATAGCGTGACACCTTGCTTATCTCCATACCAGCCATCAAACAGGCAGTTGCAAAACTATGTCGCATATTGAGCATTGTAACGTATGGAAGATTGTTTTTTCTTACGTATGCCAGCCATCTATGAGACGCCACACGCGGATTTGCACGCCGTCCTTTGTAATTAACGCATATTGCGCCTGTAGGCTTTTCGCGGCGCTCATAGAGCTCATATAGCCATTTAGTAATGCTTTTACGCAGCGGTATATAACGGTCGCTCTTCTTTGTCTTAGGCGGCATGAGTTTGTGGCCATGCTCTTCATTAACGTAGGTACGCTGCACGTGCACAAGGCGTTTGTCAAAATCTATATCCTCCCAGTTAAGACCGAATATCTCGCCTTTGCGCAAGCCTAGAGACAGCCCTAAGACTGCTATTGTCTTAAAGAGTTCGTTGTCTATTTTGTCGATAAATGCGTCATGCTGTTCAAAACTTGTAAGCCAGTCGCCGTTATGATCTTCTGGATACACTTCACGCTTTGGCATGGTATAGCGCTGTGTGGCGGGATTTGAATTGATATAGCCAAACGCCACGGCTTCATTGAGTACTTGCCTAAGTGTGTCACGCGTATTGGTGGCCACTTTGTAACTACTGCATGCACCCAGAACTGCTTGAATGCGCTCATGCGTAATATCTTCCATTTTTATATGGTCAAAAGCTGGCAGCAATCGGAGCTTTAAATCACGTACATACATCCTGTACGTGTTGTACCGGACACGCGTCTTTGCTTGTGGCAGATACACCGTGTCCACAAACTGCCCGAACGTCATAGACTCGCGCACAACGACATTCTTACGTGCGAGCTCACTCCACAGATGCTCTGCTGCCTTAGCTTCTCTTTTGGTGGGAAATACTCCTGTTTTGCGTTTGCGGCATCCGTTTGCATCGCGTCCAATTTCGACGCGTACACGCCATTTTCCACTAGGTGTTTTATCGATGGCCATACCGACCACCTGATATATAATTAGCCATGGTTGCACTCCATGTAGCCATGCCCTCGTTTTGTCTTGGCGGATGCGACGAGGGCAATTTTTATAGATACTTTAGACGGTAGAATTGCTACATCATTTCTGTTACCTTCCCCCTATTCTCCTGTCAAATGAAGATAGGAGAACACATTATGGACAAATACGAAATACATCTTGCATTTATCATTGTCGAGCTATCTGCCATCTTTTTTCTTTTGCTAACCAAGCTTTAAAAAAGAAGCGAGGAGCTGGAATAAAAAAGTTAAGGCTGCGCCTAAGACCACTAGGCCAATATCGCGCAGAGCACCTTTTCTTTGCGCTCTCTTCTCTTCTAGCTCTTTTTCTCTTGTTCGCTTGTCTTCTGCTTCTTTCTCCTCGAAGTAATGAAAAGCCTTGGTTGACAGTTTTATATATGCACCACCAGAAGCATACGGCCTTACATCTGCGAACATATCGCATTCTTTTAGCTCAGAAAATGCAACGCTTCTCACATCCTTACAGTACGCTGCACCATCTTTTGAGCAAGTAATTAATTCTCTTAATAACTTCTCTGCTTCTGGATACATGACCGCACCTATATCTCAAAATCAAACGGTACGGTGTACCAAACAACGCGTCCGATGATCGTAATTGACTCAGTGCCAGCCACAGTATGGTCGTATACCATTGGATGAAATGTTGGGTCTGTTGAGTCAGGCACCAGCTCAACGCCGTTTTCCAGTTGCCTTACACGCTTTACAGTAGCGTCGTAGCCGTTTACACAAACGGCATATGCCACACCATCGATTACTTGCTTTTCGTCTGGGTTAATGAGCGCATAACAGCCATTTGGCAAGACACGATTCATGCTCTCACCGTCAATGGTCAAGAAAAACGCGTGAGGATACTTGCGTGTAAGCTCTTTAGGCGTCAGTACATGGTTGTCTACTTTATCCATATAAAGCGGCTCACCAGCAGCAATGCGCCCAAATAATGGCACGTAGACAAAATGGTCATCAATATTTTCTGAAATATATCCCGGCAAAACAGCGTCATAGCCAAGCAGGGATTCCATGCTTGTATGCAGAATGTCGGCAATCTTTTTAATCGTTTCTATATCCTGTGGAGCGTTTAAGCATTGTTCCCAGTTTCTGTATGTGCTAAGAGGGACATCAATGGCGTTCGCCATTCCTGCCTGAGTATATCCACTTGATTTTCGGATATTTTTTAACTCATAAAGCATGTTATACCTGCTCTTTTTTGCATAAATACTTACATATTAGATATTATCCCAAAAAATATTATTGACAAGCACTTAATACTTAAGTATGTTTGTACCACTTAGATATTAAGTAGTTACCAAGAGGAGGTGACCAAATGAACGGAAAGAAACTGCGCGAGCTGCGCAAGGCAAGTGGCAAGACCCTGCGAGAGATCTCATACGAAGCTGATGTGACGGAGTACGCCATCACTCTTATCGAGACTGGCAAGACTCCCAATCCTGGTATTGGGACATTGATTGCCCTTGCTCGTGCTATCGGCTGCAAGATAACCGATTTCCTCGATTAGCGCCGTCTGCACCACGCTGTACCACCTGCACTACGCCGTACCTTGAAAGTTGAATAGCAGCAACCAAGCGTCTCTAGCTCATGAGCGCTTGCATGTTGGCAGCCCTCATTAGAAGAACTGCTAGGAAATATCGAGAGCTATTTATTGGAGACACTATGCAACTTACAAACAAGCGTGTGTATCTAAGTGGACCTGTGACATCTGCAGAAAGCCTTGCACAAGCACATAAGGCTTTCGAGCTGGCAGAACAGCGTATAGCCACGCACGACCCCAAGTTTATCTACAACCCCATGAGAAACGTATCGCCCTACGCCACCCACGAACAAGCAATGCTCATTTGCTTAAATGAGCTGACCTACCACGTGGGGGTAAGCGAAAATCACGGCCCTGTCGTAAGTGAATCTTGGCGACGCCCTGCTTTTGATGTATTGGTATCGCTTCCCGGCTGGTGCCATTCAGAAGGCGCCACTATTGAGCGTATTGTCGCAGAAGCTTGTGGCATTAAGTGCGTGAACTTGTCAGACATCGAGTTCAAAAAGGAGTTGTGATGGATGAGAAAACTCCTACGCAAAAAAGGAAGCTCGTCGCCCCAGACGGACCGCTTCTTATCACCACTCGCCAAGCTGCGCGCTATCTCGGCATCGGAGAAGAAAAAGTCCGTGAGCTCACAGAGCAAAGATACAATCCACTGCCCTGTGTACGTCTTCCGAATGCGAAGTATCCCTACTACACGAAAGAGACACTGTATGCATACATACAAAAGCTTGCCCTTGCAAGCACCCACACTAAATAGCAGGCATGCTACGTATTTGCGCCTAGTCGAGCCGCAAAAAAAGAATGAGCGCCCCTACTCGCCAAAGTGTAAGCGCTCAAACAGGCGTACCAGCCTGTTGTCTATTTTACAAAGCTTGCTGCACTTGGCGCAAATCTATGTGCCGAAACTTATCGTCGGCACAGCAATAGCACTGCTTTTCGTCGTCCTTACATGGGCGGCTTTTCTTATTTAACACATCTAAGGAGAGACAATGGTTGATACCAAGACCGACCCCGTAAAGATTGCTAGCCTTGAGCTTGAAAACGTCAAGCGCATCAAGGCTGTTTCTATCACTCCCACAACTGATGGTCTGACCGTCATCGGTGGGCGCAATGCCCAGGGCAAGACAAGCGTTCTTGATGCTATCGCATGGGCGCTGGGTGGCAATTCATTCAAGCCGCAAAACCCGACTCGAGAAGGCTCTGCTACACCTGCCAAGCTCAAAATAGAGCTTTCAAATGGCCTTATCGTGACGCGCCAAGGCTCAAGCGGCTCTCTTAAAGTGGTAGACCCCACAGGAAAAAAGAGTGGCCAGACGCTTCTCAACTCATTTATTGAGCAGCTCGCCCTGAACTTACCCAAGTTCATGAACTCGACCGATAAAGAGAAGGCAGAAGTCTTGCTAGACCTTATCGGTGTTAAAGATCAGATAAAGGCGCTTGACAACCAAATCGAGACGCTATCAGACCAGCGCAGGCCGCTTAAAACAGACTATCTTGGTAAGCGCAAAGTAGCGGCGGATATGCCTTATTACGCAGATGCACCAGAAGAGCCTGTAAGTGCAACCGAGCTTATCGAAAAGCAGCAAGCCATCTTGGCCAAGAACAGCCAAAACCAGACTATCCGCCAAAAGGTGGTAGACCTCGAAGCGCAAATGAAGCTTAAAGAGCAGCAAAAAGACGATATGAACAAGCGCGCCGAGCAGCTGGAGCGTGATCTGGCAAATACCAAGGCTCAGATGGACGCTATCGCCGCTGAGGAAGCGCAGCTCACAGAAGCCCTGACCGCCCAAAAAGCTATTGCAGACAGCCTTATTGACACGTCCACCGAAGAGATTGAGCAGAAGCTGCGCGATATTGACGAGGTCAACGAGCGTGTACGCGCAAACCAAAGGCGTGCTGACTTAGAAGCTGAAGCCGAGACTACCGAGGAGACCTACAAAGCGATCTCTGAGCAGATTGAAACTGTACGCAAACAGCGTATAGCGCTTTTGGATGGCGCCAACATGCCACTTGAAGATTTGGACGTAAAGGACGGCTATCTCGTCTACAAAGGCATTAGCTGGTCTGATATGAGCAGCGCCGAGCAGCTGCGCGTAGCCACCGCCATTGTGCGAGCGGTCAAGCCTGATTGTGGCTTCGTATTAGTTGACAAATTAGAGCAGATGGATACACAAACCCTAGCCGAGTTCGGTGCATGGGCGCAAAGCGAAGGGTTGCAGGTTATTGGCACGCGAGTATCTACCGGAGACGAGTGTAGCGTCATTATCGAAGACGGCTACGCAAAGCAAGACTCGCCCATACCACCAAATACGCCAGTAGCGCCTATAGCGCCTGTGATGCCTATGACGCCTGTAGCGTCTGCAAGCGCTCCTACGGTCGCTCCTGCTCAAGAACCAAAGTTCCCAAATCCGTTTGCTCCAGGCGTATTTTAGGCGCCTAGGAAGGACTGACACATGGCATTCCAAATCACACGCGGCACGATTACAAAGCCGCAAAAAGTTATTTTGTATGGAGTGGAAGGCATCGGCAAATCCACGCTTGCCGCACAATTTCCCTCTCCTCTTTTTATCGACGTGGAAGGAGGGACCGATCACATCGATGTTAACCGCCTGCCACAACCGACAAGCTGGTCAATGCTTTTGGAAGAAGTGCGCTGGATACGCGATTTCCCCTACGAATGCGGAGGAACGCTTATTATTGACACCCTGGACTGGGCGCAGCAGCTGTGCGCGGTCCACATCTGTGGGGCCGAAAACAAAAAGTCCATTGAGGATTTTGGTTATGGCACCGGATACACCAAGGTATATGAGGAGTTCGGTAAATTCCTCAATTTGCTCAGCGATGTATGCGAACACGGGCTTAATGTCGTGTGCCTTGCCCATGCGTCCATTGAGCGTATCGAGCAGCCAGGCGAGATTGGCACTTACGACCATTGGGGGCTGAAGCTTCAGGCAGGCAGGAAAACATCTATCGCAAATACGGTCAAGGAATGGGCAGACGCGGTGCTTTTCTGCAATTACAAGACCAATATCAACGTGACCGATGCTAAAAGCGGCAAAGCAGTCGCGCAGGGTGGGCGCATCCGCCAGATTCACACCAACCACTCTGCGGCATACGATGCTAAGAACCGCTGGGGCATGGCTGACAGTATTTCTATGGAGTGGAACCAGATTGCACCGTATATCCCTGTGCCGAACATCCCAAATCCCGCACAAGTAATGCAGCCTACGCAAAACGCAGCGACGCAAGCTACAACAAACGCTTCTGTGGCTGCACAGAACCTCACACAAGCGGAGTTTGACGCTATCCCCGTACCATTTGACACAAACGAGCCTAACGAGGCTCAAAACGGCTTAGAATCGCTTCCTGATAATCTGGCCAAGCTTAAAGTCCAAATTGAGGGCGTAGGGCTTACCACAGACGATGTTATGGGCGCTCTTGTATCTAAGGGATACGCAACACCTGATATGCCGTTTGAAGCTCTGGCACCACGTGAGGACATCGTGGCATGGATTCCTACAGTTTTGGATTCCATCAAGGCATCAATTACCAGCAAATAACAATTAGATTTAGGTAAAATATTCGATTTTAGGATTTTAGAAAGGCAAATATCATGGCAGAAGAGCTAGGACAGCCACTAGGCTGGGACGACCCCATCGAAAACGTACCTGACGACGAGTTTACCTTGTTTGACGCGGGCGACTATCCCTTTGAGGTCACCAAGATTGAGCGTGCTACCTTTAACGGCAGCAATAAGATGGCAGCATCGCCCATGGCTAAACTTACGCTTAAGCTTACCGATCCCACAGATGGGCGAAACTCTTACGCATTTTATAACCTCATCCTCAACGCAAAGGTGAAGTATCGTATCAAAGAGTTTTTCGTCTCGCTAGGACTTACCCCAGAAAACGCCGAAGGAGACACCTTCGCGCCTTGCTGGAATGCGGTAGTAGGTGCTTGTGGGTGGTTGCATATGGAGCACCGCGAGTATAACGGCAATACGTATGCAGACGTCAAAAAGTGCCTAAAGCCCTCTGAGGTCGCTAAAAAGGGTCTTACGACTACTTCCCCACAAAACAGCTACACTGCACCTGTAGCCGCTCCCGTGGCCACCCAGACACCCGTAGCCGCACCGGTACAAGCACCCGCAGCTACTCCTGTTGCAGCACCTGCACAAGCGCCTGCTTACTCACAGCAGCAAATGCCGCTGTCAACTGCGCCTGTAGCGCAGCCAGTGGTGGCCACCCCGGTTCCTGCCGGTGTGCCGATCCAGCAGGTGTCCCAACGGGCAACACAGATGCCACCAGCACCTCAGGCCCCCGCTGCTCCTGCGCCTGGAGTATTTTAAGTGGCCGGCTTTGAGCTAAGGCCATACCAAACGCAATCTGTACAAGCAATCGAAGATGAGTGGGAAAAGGGGCGTCGAAAGACGCTCCTTGTTTTACCTACCGGATGCCATGCTAGGGGGCAAAAAGTCCTTCTAGCAAGTGGATTGACAAAAGCCGTCGAAGAGATTGGCCTTAGCGATACTCTTTTAGGAGCAGACGGCAAGCCGCGTAAAGTGCTACACCTCCACCACGGTAAGGATGATTTATACAAAATCACTCCAATTAAGGGGCAGCCATTTATCGTAAATTCGCAGCACATGCTATCACTTGTGCAAACAGGACTAAAGGGGCATCCTCAATACCCCTCACAAATTGGTGGAAAAATTACCGATGTTACAGTCAGCGAATATCTTACGTGGTCAAAAAACAAAAAACACACCCACAAGCTATATCGTAGTTCGGCTATTGAGAAGTTTCATGAAAACGATGGTAGTCATATTTCTATAGACCCATATTTCCTTGGCGTTCTTCTTGGTGATGGAAATATAAAAAACTCAATCTCAATCACTACCATGGATAAAGAAATCGAACAAGAGATTGAGCGCCAATGCGAAGTCTACAATATGACTGTGCGCACAGAAAAAGCTGGAAGAGCGAATACTTTTCTTTTGCGCTGTGGATACGTTGGGGCAAAGGGTGGGCTACTTCACCAGCAGCTTAAAGAACTCCACTTACGTGGAGTTGGCTCAGCAGGTAAGTTCATTCCCCTTGTGTATAAAGCTGCACCACTAGAAAAACGATTAGAAATATTAGCTGGCGTTATCGACACGGACGGCAGCAAAGCTCAATGCTGTGGATATGATTTCATCTCAAAATCACGGCAGCTATCAGAAGATGTGGCTTTTATTGCTCGTTCAGCTGGCCTTGCTGCATATGTCTCAAAATCCATAAAGACCTGCCAGGGCGGTTTTGTTGGGACATACTGGCGTGTATCAATTAGCGGAGATTGCTCAATAATCCCCTGTCGCGTAAAAGCCAAACAATGCGCAAAGCGCAAACAAAAGAAAAGCGTTTTGCGCACTGGTTTTAGCGTTGAGCATATTGGCTTTGGAGAATATTTTGGTTTTACCGTTGATGGCGACAACCGTTACCTATTGGATGACTTCACCGTTACTCATAACTGCGGTAAAACCATCGTCTTTTCTGAGATAGCCAAAAGACGCGTTGATGCAGGAGAGCGCGTCTTGATACTGGCACATCGAGGAGAGTTGCTTGAGCAGGCTGCAGACAAACTCGCACGCTCTACTGGCCTTGCGTGCGCAGTTGAGAAAGCCGAAAACACCTCAGTTGGTCGTTTTGAGTCTGTGGTGGTAGGAAGCGTCCAGACGCTCATGCGCCAGTCCAGGCTCGATGCGCTAGGAGCTGATAGATTTAGCACCATTATCGTAGATGAAGCCCACCACGCCCTATCAAGTTCGTACCAAGCAGTGCTTGACTACTTTAGCGCCGCTAAGGTTTTAGGCGTTACAGCCACGCCCGACAGAGGAGACCGCAAAAACCTAGGAGAGCTGTTCGACAGCCTGGCCTACGAGTACTCACTTCCACAAGCTATTAAGGATGGCTATTTATGTCCCATAGAAGCGCAGACCATACCGCTTTCGCTTGATTTAAGTCATGTGGGCGTGCAGGCAGGCGATTTTAAGTCAGCTGATTTGGGGGACGCCCTCGAGCCGTATTTAGAGCAAATCGCGCAGGAGATGTATGAAGCGCAGTGCATGGACAGAAAGACCGTTGTATTTCTACCACTTATTGCCACTTCACAGAAGTTTTGCGCAATCTTAAACGCCCACGGTTTTAAGGCGGCCGAAGTAAACGGGCAGTCATCTGACAGAACAGAAGTATTGGCAGACTTTGAGCGTGGTGAATACAACGTGCTGTGCAATTCCATGCTCTTAACCGAAGGCTGGGACTGCCCAAGTGTTGACTGTATTATCGTACTTCGCCCCACCAAAGTAAGAAGTCTTTATTGTCTAGACGAAAAGACAGAAGTACTAACGCGTGATGGTTGGAAGACTGACGTAAAAATCGGAGAAGATGTTCTTGCATTCGATACCGAGACGGGGGAGACAAAATTTGTCCCTGCCCTCGCAAAAATCAAGAGACAGCTAGCCAGCAATGAATTCTTTTGCTCAATTAAGGGGCAGTCATCAGATATTCGCGTTACGAATCATCACCGCATGGTGTATGACAACAAAAGACGCAAGGGCTGGAAAATCAAAGAAGCTCAAGATATCGCTGATATGAAAGACGGCGCCTATATCCCAGTAAGCGGAAAGACGCATTTTCCTGGAGTCCCTCTTACTGACGATGAAATCCGCTTCATTGCATGGGTGATGACGGACGGAACAATTAACAAGACAAACGGTGCAATTTACATATCTCAGGCAAGCCATCAGCCATGGATTGACGAAATCCAATCATGCATTGATGGATGCAACCTTAAGTATGGAAAACGCTCTGTGTCTGGCGGGACTAAATACAACGAAACGAGTCCACGCACTATCTGGTCAATCTCAAAAGGCAAACCACGCGGAGCACATAAAAACCGCAGTGGCTGGGGTTATCTCAAAAAGTACATTTCAAAAAACATAAGTGACACATTGTTTGATATGGACGAACGCCAATTTGACATCATGCTCAGGACAATCCATTTAGCTGATGGAGCAAAACAAAGTGGGCAATCTTGGACGAGAAGGAGTTACCACATCGGAAAAGGAAACAAAGCCTTTATTGAGCGCTTGCAGATTATGGCCGTCCAGCGAGGTTGGCGTGCAAATATTTCTGTAGACAAAGCAGGAATAGCGAGAAAGAACGATTTTTACATGCTACATCTCAAAAAACAGAATTTTGTAAAAATCGGCTCAGTATCTGGTCAGCACGCGACATGGGTTAAGGAACAGCATTCAGATGAGATGTGCTGGTGTGTGCAAAACGAGCTTGGCACGCTAGTCACGCGACGTAATGGAAAAGTTGCTATTGTAGGTAATTGTCAAATGGTAGGCAGAGGAACTCGTCTATCACCTGAAACCGGCAAGGACAAGCTTTTATTGCTTGATTTTTTGTGGCATACCGAGCGCCACGAACTGTGCCGCCCGGCACATCTAATCGCAAAAACTGACGAAGTCGCCCAGGCAATGACAAAGATTGTTGAGCAGCAACGCGTACCAATTGACCTTGAAGAGGTCGAAAAAAGCGCCGAAAACGATGTTGCGCAGGCTCGTGAAGAGTCCTTGGCTAAACAGCTGGCAGAAATGCGCACCAAAAAGCGCAAGCTTGTGGACCCTTTGCAATACGAGATGTCCATCATGGATGCAGATTTACAAAATTACGTGCCCAGTTTTGGCTGGGAGATGGCTCCACCATCAGATAAACAGCTTAAAGCGCTCGAGAGTCATGGCATTTTTGCCGACAGCATTGAGTGTGCCGGCAAGGCGTCAATGCTACTCAATCGCCTGGATAAGCGCAAAGCCGAAGGCATGAGTTCTGCCAAGCAGATTCGTTTACTTGAGCGTTACGGCTTTAAGCACGTGGGTGAATGGTCGCTTGACCAAGCATCAAGGCTAATTAGCCGACTTTCTGCTAATGGGTGGCGCGTCCCGCATGCAATAGATCCAGCAAGCTACACACCCCCACAAATTAAGAAAGACGAAATGCCAGCAGTGCCATTTTTGAGCTGGTAAAACGCAAAGCATAGGAGAAAAAATGAAAAAGCTCTTTGTCAGTATTATCGGCGCAATATATGTAATAGCCAGTATTGCCGGCACAATACTTGTAATAGTAGCAGTAATAGCAGCAGTTCTAAGTCTTAGTGGCTGCACGGAGTCAGAAAGAGTCTCACATAACGTCAGCAAGGAAGCCGACAATTTCAATGTAGTTAGGCGCTTAACGGTCATCAATTGCCGCTCTGACAAAGTCACCTTGCAGCTCACAGGTACGTTTTCTATCAGCAAAAACAAGGATACCAACGAGCTTGAAGTTACGTGTGAGCTGCCAGACGGAAAATACACCAAGCATTTTGTCTATCTCAATGAATGGACGTGCTACACGGTTGAGGACCTGAGCGGCTCTAACGTCGATAAATACAGCTATGAAATTAATTTCTTACCTGAGCAAATTCCTGGAGTAAAGATTACGAGTAAGGACTAGATATGACTAATTCATTATCTGAGCAGCGCCAAGAGGTAGCGGAAAGGTTACGGCGAGAAGCTTCTGGGAATGAAATACTATTTTTGCGCTTCTTTTCCACAGCCTTAGTAGATGCGATAGAGCTAAATTATAAAAAACTTAGCTCATTTAATGACACTCTTATCAGTCTCGCAGACCTCATAGATCCTACGTGTCATGATTTTGGCGGCATGGAAGGTACCAATGGCGAAGATTACGAATTTGCCTGTTCTGCATGCGGTTATCGCTCATCTATTAATGATCCTTATTACTGCCCACATTGTGGAGCAAGGGTGGTGAGCGACGATGAATAGGCAAGAGGTAGCGAAAAGGCTACGGGATGGCGCTCGTAGCAGGACTTTACCACTTCTTCTAAATGTTGCGTTTGCTGCATTCGCAGATGACAAATGCCAATCAACAACCGTAACAGCGTCAGAAGCAGCCTACCGTCTCGCCGACCTCATCGACCCCACATGTACGGCAATCGTTGACGAAGCTCATGGCATTGATGATGAGCTTGTCTGCTCATCGTGCGGGTGTTGTCTTGGTTTTATCGTAGATGACCATATGCCAACACTGACGAACTATTGCCCTAGCTGCGGTGCACGTATTGTAGAGGAGGCGGAATAGTAATGAGCGAAACGCTAAAGGACATTGCCTTTGATTTAGCAAACAGACTGGCCTACGCCAACGCAAAGCTAGACTATGTCGGCCTTAGTGGCTGGGACTGCATAAAGCAATACGACCAAGACGTAGAAAATACTCGCAAAATCTACTTTTACCAGCTCGAACAGCGCATTAAGGCGGCAGAAGACAAGCCATCATGTAATGATGAGCCACAGCAGGCAGAAACAACAACAGGTGGCATTGCTGGTTTTTTGCGCAAAACACATCCTAAAAGCTTTTTTATCGGATGCGAAATTGACAGCCCATATGCAAGTAATCGTTTGTTTAAAGAGAGCAGCAAGTATGTTGTCCTTCAGCTGACCCACATCAGCGACAAATGGCTGATTTTCGAGCTGGTCAGAAAAGACGATTACGAAGCTTAAAAGCAAACCACAACTGAATACATACGCATTGGGGAGTACACACGTGCTCCCCTTTTGTAAACAAAAGGACCTTTTTGTAAACAAAAGGAGGTAATTTATGGCCACACAAGCACACGCAGACCTGCCAGACATCGTAGACAGAATAGATCCTGCTGAATGCGATTACACCGAGTGGACACAAATTGGCATGGCGCTCAAAGCCTGCGGGTTTGGCGTCGAGGTCTGGGACACATGGAGCGCAAAGGACCACAAGCGCTACCACCAAGGAGAGTGTCAAAAGAAGTGGGCGACATTTGACGGAGAGGGTGTAAGCTCTGGCACCATCATCCATATTGCCGAGGACCACAATGTCGATATCTTCCCAGAAGAAGACAAGGGACAGCCCATAGGCTGGGATGAGCCTATAGAAAACACCCCAGATTATGACTACGAAGATTACGATTTTTATAACAACAAACACAAGGCTCCCGAAAAAGACGAGACCGTATTTATTGACCGTACCTGGGTGGAGGGCAAACCCCTGCCTGTGCCGTCTGACGATGCGTGGGACCCTATACAAGAGATTGCGACCTACATATCAACGCTGTTTGAAGCAGACGAGTATGTGGGCTACGTCATGGAGTCCTGGGAAAAAGACGGTCGTTACTTACCATCGAAAGGCTCATACGCACGCACCAGCTCAGAGATTTTGCGCGACTTAGACCGCTACCACGACATCGGTAAGGCCATGGGTGATTACAACGAACAGGGCGGTGCCTGGATACGCTTTAACGCTCTGGATGGCCAGGGGGTCCGCAACTCCAACGTGGCGGAGTTTAGATACGCGCTTGTTGAGTCTGACTCCATGAGCAAGGAAATGCAGTACGCTCTTATGGAGCAGTTGGAGTTGCCAATAGCCACACTTGTAGATTCAGGCAACAAAAGCCTGCACGCCATAGTTCGTGTTGATGCGACTGACTACGCCGAGTACAAAAAGCGAGTGGATTCGCTGTATGAAGTCTGCAAGAAAAACGGTCTTATTTTAGATACGCAAAATAAAAATCCTAGTCGCTTGTCGCGCTTGCCCGGTGTTATGCGAGGGCAAAACAAGCAATATCTTGTGGCTACCAATATAGGTAAAGAATCCTGGGCGCAGTGGTGGGATTGGATCCAGGCAGTAAATGACGACCTGCCAGACCCAGAAGGCTTGGCCGAGATATGGGACGACATGCCGCAATTAGCACCACCCCTAATCGATGGAGTGCTTCGCCAGGGCCACAAGATGCTCATTGCAGGGCCTTCCAAGGCAGGCAAATCCTACGCTTTGATTGAGCTGTGTGCTGCCATTGCAGAAGGGAAAACTTGGTTTGGGTGGCAATGCGCACAAGGGCGTGTACTGTACGTCAATTTGGAGCTAGACCGCCCAAGCGCTCTGCACCGCTTCCGCGACGTGTACGCAGCCCTGGGATGGGCGCCTACCAACATCAGAAATATTGATATTTGGAATCTGCGTGGCAAGTCAGTTCCCATGGATAAGCTAGCGCCAAAGCTCATTAGGCGCTCCGCGAAAAAGAACTATATCGCTGTGGTTATCGACCCTATCTATAAGGTAATTACAGGTGATGAAAACTCCGCAGACCAAATGGCAGCGTTTTGCAATTCATTCGATTTAGTGGCATCACAACTTGGGTGTGCGGTAATTTACTGCCACCACCACTCGAAGGGTGCGCAAGGCTCTAAGCGCTCTATGGACCGCGCCAGTGGCTCTGGAGTGTTTGCTCGTGACCCGGACGCACTTATCGACATGAGCCAGCTCAATGTCACAGACGATGTATTGCAAGCGCGTCAAAGTGAAGTCGATTGGCTGCAAATACAGGCATGGATGAATATGTATGTCCCTGGGTGGAAGCAGACGCTCACACCAGACGAGCAAGCAGGCCCTGTGGCAGTATGCGCCTGGGCACAGCAGCATCTGACGCCGCAGTACTATCAAAGCCTTTTGTCGATTGGCGAAGTTACCAAGCAAGCTGCGAAGACCTGGACCGCATGGAGGTTGGACGGAACTTTGCGAGAGTTTCCGAAGTTCGATGAGAAAAACCTGTGGTTTCAATATCCACTGCATTGTCCGGATCTTACAGGGTCGCTTAATGACCTATTGGTCGAGGGTGAGTTTGTAAATATTTACGACAAAAACGACCCAAAGGCGCAGAAGGTAAGAGCAAACGGACGAAAAAACAAGCTTAAGAAAAATAAAGAGCAGCAATTGAAAAAAACTCAAGCAATGCGAGACGCTCTTGAAATTTGCGAAGGCGAAGACATAGAACCTACTCGCGTAAATATGCTTGAGATTATTAATGACAGTGGGATTTTTGAAAAAGAAATCACGTTAAACACTCTCAAAAATTGGACCACAAACAAAGCTAAATGGTCACCAATTCGCTGTGACAAAGAGACAAATTATCTTTACGACACACAATCAGACAAAGACATCCCGCTTGATTGGGACGGGTCAGAATTAGAACCCTAGAGGGGTGTATGAGGGGGGGTGTAAATCGTATTAAAGATATATAGAGTTACACCCCTATATCTCTTGACCCATCCTAAAGGGATGTTGGGTAAGTGTGGCGGGACGCTGCGCCACACACACTTACCAACTCTCCCTTATTTAGGATTAACGCAGATTTTTACTCCTGCAATAATTTTATTCAGAATATTTTAAGAAAGGCGGTTATTGATATGACTGAAAAAATACCTATTATCAACGACCCTGCGAAGTGCAGCGCGGCAGTGGCAGATGTCGCAGAAGATATTCGTGATATGCAACAAGACCTCTGCGAGTGTTTGGACACTTACGCCCATGCCATCAAGATGAGGCTGGCAAGAATCGTTTGTGACTTCCACAATCCACACGCCTCGAACAAAACCAGCATTGATATTGAGTGCATTGACCGTACAGCGCGAATGGTAAATGACGCATTCATTGACCTTGTTGTAACGGCAGAGAAGCTTGACCAAATATACGTAGAGCTAGACGCATTGGTCGAGGAGGCGTAACAAATGAATATTTGGCACGTCATATACATCATCGCCTTGTTTGTTGTGCTTAAAACAGCGATTAGAAAAAGAGTTACAGACAATTTTTCCGGTATAGCAATTGACTCGCATTTGGTCGGCTTCATTTTGGTCGTGTCTGCTGTTTTGTGGTGGTTCGGCTTTTTCAAGGGGATGTTTTAGCCGTGAAAAACACGATTGAGTTCTTTGAGCCTATGCGGCTGCCGAAAACTACACCACAGGCAAAAAAGTTTAATACGGCTACAAGGCGTCTGTACGACGATTCTAGGCTCGCAGAAGCAAGACAATGTGTAATTAGTCATATTGCGAAATATAGGCCCGCAAAACGGCTCACAGGCGCTCTAGGTCTTGAGTTGGTGTTGGTGTATGAGCCAACCGGCAAACACAAGCCTGGACAGCCATATACGCAAAAGCCAGATTGGGATAACGCCACTAAGCTTATCCAGGACGCTTTGGCAGCGTGCGAATACATGGAAGATGACAAACAAATTGTTTGTGCGAAGGTGACGCAAGCCTACGGGCAGCCGTGGGGGTTGTACGTAAAACTCTACGAAATTTGATTTTTGGTTATCTTCCAGACCGATAACAGAAAGCCGTCCAATATGGGCGGCTTTTTTGTTAGTGCGATATACTTTTTGGCGTTGAAAAATGGATATGCTCATGCGGCGTGCGAGTTTGGTTTGGCGGCCACTCGTTATCGCGCACATAGACTTTCTGTAACGATACAACAGGAGGTCAAGGCGTGAGTATGGATATAGGAACAAGTGTTCCATACATAAAACATTCACAATTAAATAGGCGCTTGAAATGGTCCGAGGAAGAGCTCGAGACCTTACGTGCCCATCCTGAAATGACCTCACAAGAACTTAGTGAGATATTGCCCGGACGCTCTGCTCTGGCTATCAGACACATGAGAGCGCGTCACGGGCGTTGGCAGGCTGCTATTCCAATTTGTTCGGTATGCGGACAGCGCATTGTGTGGACCGAGTCAGCTCGTGCAAAAGCGATGGGTCTGTGCAAGGGATGCTATTTACATGAGATGGAGCACAGGCGCCGCGAAGACGCTCGCGCAAACGCCCTGCGCCAAAGTCTGTTTAAGGAGAAAAGGCGGCGCCAATGCTAGGCAAAGACCCGCTGAAAAACGATAGATACGAAAAGTACTGCCTTTTGCGCGCTGCTGGAAAGACACGCCAGCAAGCAATGTATGAGGTATATCCATCACGCAGAAATTGGAAACCTGCTTCCGTTGACAACAAGGCTTATGCGTTGGAAAAGCTTGGCGATGTACAGGCGAGAATCCTATATCTGAAAAACCAAATAGCAAAAGAAGCGATTATCAGCAAAAGCGACGTCTTGGCAGGTATGTCAGAAACGTTTCAGGAATCGCGCAAGGTAATCAAGCATGAAGGCATAAGCCGCGATGCAATCCAGGGCGTGGCGGCTTTAGGCAAGACATTGTTGGACGCTTTACCTGATGAAGTGCCAGACGAGCAAATCGCTTATGTACGTGATTTTGGCGTGCTAATTGCTGAGCCATTTTTTGCGGCGCATCGAGTGATTGCAAAAGATCAAAGCGGTGAGTTTTGGTTTTACGGCGGGCGTGCGTCCACCAAAAGCTCATGTATCTCCCTTGAGATTGTGGATGGTCTCATGAAGCATCCCGAGAGAAGCGCATTTATTACCGTTAAGCGCAAGGCAGACATCCGCGAAGGTGTCTACGAGCAGATGTTGTGGGCGCTGCGCAAGCATGGCGTAGAAGATGTGTGGGACTGTACAGTGTCTCCCTTGCGTATGCGCAATAAAGCCACAGGACAAGTCATCATCTTTCGTGGTGGTGACAATACCGAAAAAACGAAGTCTGTTAAGGCACCTGATGGTACGTATTTTGCCTACACGTGGGTAGAAGAAGCTGACCAATTTGCCGGCATGAACGAGATACGCACTATTTACCAGTCAGTTACGCGCGATGCTGGGCCAGATGCAGTGTATTTCCGTTTCCATTCATTCAACCCTCCGCGTTCGCGCGCAAGCTGGGCGAATAAAAAAATCGCTGAGCTTATTGCATCGGGTACACCTGTTTACAAGGCCAATTACAACGATGTCCCGCCCGAGTGGGTACCAGCACAAATCTACGAGGACGCTCAAGCGCTTAAAGCAGTTGATGAAGAATCGTATCTGCATGAATACATGGGCGAGCCTGTAGGTTTTGGCGCTGAAGTATTCAGCAGATGCGAGGTACGCCCAATTACGTTCGACGAGCGCCGTGAGCTTGAGCATCACTATTACGGCGTTGACTGGGGATTTAGCCAAGACCCGTGGGTGTGGCTCAAGGTTGGCTATGACGCGAAGAAGCGCACGCTTTACATCCTGGACGAGATGAGCGGCAAGGGGCTTTCGAATGAGCAGACCGCGGGCATGGTCACAGAGCGTATGGGAGCAGAGCTTTTAGATGATGACGGCAAGACCGTAGAAGACGCAGAACCATTCGCATATGTAATGTGCGATGGTGCAGAGCCCAAGAGCATTGCATCGTGGCGCGAGGAAGGTATCGAAGCTTTGGCAGCGCCTAAGCAGGGCGCGCATAACGTTAGAAACTCCATCCGCTGGTTGCAAGAGCGCACAAAGATTGTCATTGACCCCGCATGCACTCTGGCTGCGGCAGAAATTCCTGCGTACCAATATGAAATGACCAAAGACGGCGAGGTTACAGGCCTTTTGCCGGACAAAGACAATCACGCCATCGACGCGCTTCGTTATGCGTGCTCGACTCTCATCGATGATAGGCAAATGATTTAGGAGGATACATTGGCAGCTCTTAAGCAAATTAACGGCGTTCCTGGATGGGCAACTGAGTTCTTGCGTCACAACGGTTATGTATGCAACAACACAATGGATGAGTTCATCACCAATTGGTGGGGCTGGTATCAGGCTGAAAACAGCTTTTATGACCCCATGGCAGGGCAGACGTTTGTTAGGCGTGACGCGCCAAACAAGCATCTAAGTTTGCGTCCTGCACGCGCTGTTGCCGAAGAATGGGCAACGCTTGTCATGGACGAGAAGACCCAAATTAGCGCCGAGGACGCAGCACTGAACACATGGCTAGAAGAGCGCTTTGGTGATTTTGTCGGTGAGCAGGCAGACAACCTTGCTCTTGCATTTGCACTGGGCACTGGTGCGTGGAGCTGCAATTACGAGGGCACAGAAGGATCTACGAAAGCGTCAATTGCTTTTCATGACGCAGGAAACATCATTCCGCTTCTGTCAGATGGCGCAAACTCTGTCTCATGCGCATTTACCGATTGTGTGTTGGTAGATGGGCGTATGCTTGACCGTCTACAGGTACACGAGCCTGTAGAGGGCACCTACCATGTGCGTACGTGGCTGTTTGACCAGAAGAACCACAACGTGCCTGTAGAGTGTGAGTCTGTAACCCCTGACCTCGATACGCGCTGTTCTATCCCCACATACGCCTTGGTGCGCCCAGCTATTGCCAATACGTATGTTGACGCGTCTCCCCTTGGCGTGAGTGTATTCAATGACGGCATCGATGCCATTAAATGCGTAGATGAAGCATTCGACCGCAGCTATTGGATGCTGCGCTTATGCCAGCCACGGGTGATGGTGGACGAGACCGCAGTCAAGCGCAATGTACAAACCGGAGAAGCCGAGCTATCTTCCACGCTTGACCAGCGCATGTTTAGGCCAGTGAAGACCAGCGGCGTGAGTGGTCAGACCCCACTTACGGTGTATGCGCCTGACTTGCAGGCAGATGCCACCGATGCGTCCATTAACTCCGCGTTGTCTCTCATGAGCTTTAAATGCGGTTTTGGCCCTAACTACTTTAGCTATTCGCGCCAGTCTGGCCTGCGCACTGCTACCGAGGTTTCCAGCGATAACTCGCAGCTATTCCGTAATGTCCGCAAACACGAGCAGCAAGTGGGTAAGGCTCTAAAACGACTGTTTGCCGGCGCCTATGCGTCTGAATGTGCTCTATGTGGCGTTGTGCCCACATCTGTTGATGTAGACATCACATGGGACGATTCAATCGTGGAGGACACCGCCACAGAACGTGCCCAGATGAAGGATGACATTGCACGCAATCTTGCGCCTGCATGGCTGTATCCTATGCGCTTTTACGGCATGAGTGAGGACGAAGCACGCGCACTCGTTAATGCTACGGCAAAGCTGCCTGAGGAAGCCTAATGGTTGATAAGAACCTTGATGCGTTTATTGAGGACGTCGTACATGGCGCGCTTGAGGATTACGTCGAGAAGATGAGCTCGCGTCTGACGCAATATCTTTTGTCTGGCGTAGATAATCCAGACATGCTCTCTACGCTCGCTGCCCGCGCCAAGAGCGACGCTATGGCCATCTTTGTTAAGTACAAGGGGCGTATTAGCAAAGAAACGCGTGAAGCGTTTATAAGCGCTGTGGAAGGCTACGAAGCAGAGGTCGAACAGACGCTAGAGAAGCTGCACACAAAGCGTCAACTCACCAAGCAAGGTGCGCTGGAGTTTGCGCAGGCTGCACGTGGTATTGGTGAGATTGTAAGCCGCCAAAATATCGCTTTGGCAAACACCATGGCCACCACATGGTATGCGATTGCCGCAAACGCTGTTGTGCGCAAAGAGCTGGGCGATTCACGCCGCGCAATCATGGAAGATGCTGTGCGCGCTTTGTCAGACGCAGGCATTGAGACTGTCGATTACAAAAGCGGCGTGAAGACAACTATTGACGCTGCTGTGCGCCGTCACATTGTCTCTCAAGTGTCCCAGGCAAAAGCGCAGATTCTAAGTGACAAGTGCGACGAATACGACCAAGACTTGGTATTCGTTTCCGCGCATTTTGGAGCACGTCCTTCGCATGCCATATGGCAGGGCAAGGTGTATTCACGCAGTGGAACGAGCTCTAAATACCCCAGTCTAGATGAAGGCACGGGATATTCTGGCACAGGTCCGTTTGGGTCTCTTGGAGACCGTCTGTGTGGTGTTAACTGCCAACATGAGATGGTGCCATATATGCCGGGGCTGTCCCAGCTGCCCGACTTAAGCTTTGAGAAAGAACAGAAGCGTTATGGCATGACCAGCGATGAGTACTACAGGGCCACCCAGAAACAGCGCGCATTAGAGCGCAAGGTACGCAAATACAAGCGCCGCATAGCTCTTGGCCAAGAACAAGGCTTAGATATGGTGGATGACCGCTATAAGCTAGGGCGTACTCAAGCGCTGCTACGTGAGCATTGCCGTGCGAACGGTCTTACACGCCTGTATGAGCGTGAGCGCGCTTATGGCGTAAAGAGACAGCCTAAAGGACTTGGGCGGATTGATTTTAAGAATACAGAGGCAGTATCAGCTAACTCCATTACAGAAGTGGCAAAAGCGCGTGCGGAAAAATTATTTATAAAAGCTCAATTAGCGGAACCAGCAGTTACAAAAACTCTTAAATCTTTGCAGACAAAAACGCGAAAACTTGCTGGATTTGGGCAGAGACTCAAGAGCCAAACTAGCTTAACTCGTAAAATTATATCAAACGCCAAAGAAGAAGATGTAAAACTTAATACGAAGACAAGTATAAATGATGTTTTAAGGTATACATTCGAATCTGACATCAATCATTTTGTTGCCGATTTTAAAGAGGTTCGCAATGCTCTTGAAAAGAAGGGGTATATATTTACCAAAGTTAAGAATACCTTGAAAGATGAATCTGCAGTCTATCGAGGTGTAAACACACAGGTAAAGACTCCTGATGGATATACATTTGAAATCCAATTCCACACTCCACAAAGTCTAGAAATAAAAGAAAAGAATCATGTATTATATGAACAGGCACGCATTCTTGACTTATCAACTCTAGATGGCAAGAACCAGAGTGACGAATTAGAGCGCCAAATGATAGTAAACTCACAAACCATTTCTGCACCTCCTAAAATAGATGAGGTTAAAAAATGAAATACTATATAAGTGAGAATAAACTTATTCTTGCAAAGAAAATTGATAGTCTCATTTACCGTTATGACTGGGTAAACAAGACATGGGTCCCTGCCCAAGACCTGTATAAAGACATTGTCTTATGTCATGACTGGTATGACGAGGCTACCGAAGAGGAAATTAAAGATGCAATCGCAAATCGAACTGAGCCTATCTATAGCTACTAAGGCTCACGCAGGACAATTCGATAAAGCTGGCAAGCCATATATTGAGCATCCTAAACGTGTGGCTGCTAACTGCGTAACTGACACCCAAAGGGCAGCAGCACTACTTCATGATGTTATTGAAGATACCTCGATTACTGCAGATGCCTTACTTTCCCAAGGTGTCAGCAAACGTATAGTTGATATTGTCTGTCTACTCACTCATAAGTGCGGCGTTTCCTATATGGATTACGTTAAGAAAATCGCTTGTGATGTAGATGCAAGAACTGTAAAAATGGCTGACTTGCGCGATAACATGGATCTAAGCAGGCTTCCAAAGATTACGCAAGCAGATTTAAAGCGCGCAAAAAAGTACAAAAAAGCCTACGCTTTCCTATCTGCTACTTAGTGTCTCTTACCCTCCCTACATGGGAGGGTATTTTTATGCCGTTACCCCACATTGAAACTTCTTTGTGACAAGGCAACCTGCCAAAAATCACGAAGAAGGGAAAATAAACATGCCTAATGCTAATGGCGAGGGAGTAGCAACTCCCCAAGACCCCAAGGCTGGCGAGGGCACACAGCCCCAAGACCCACAGGCGCAAACTGCATCCGCACAGACCCCCACAGGCGAGGGCACACAGCCCCAAGACCCCAAGGGTGCGTCCAATGGCGAGCAGACGGTTAATTACCACAAGTACGAGCGCGATATTGCCAACCGCGACAAGACTATTGCAGAGCTTAAGGCACAGCTTGAGCAGAGCGGCAAGTCTGCATCTGATGTAGACAAGCTGCAAAGCGAGCTTGCAGAGCTTAAGGACAGTCTCGCAACTGAGAAAGCCAATGCAGCTCTTAGCGCTGCTGGCTGCGTAGACACAGAGCTTGGTCGTGTAGCGCTTAAAGCATTCGATGGCGATATTGAAAAGCTTAAGGCAGAAAAGCCTTATCTGTTCAACCAGCCTAAAAGCGTAAGTACTGGTGGCTCTTCTGCAGGTACGCCCAGTTCTGCAGCGAAGCTTGAGAAGGCTGCATACGAAGCTGCAGGACTTACCCCACCAAAACACTAAGTAAGGAGCATTTATGCCTAACACAATTAGCAAGTTTCCCGAGGTATTTACCAAGGCTCTCGACGAGGTGCTAGTCACATCGTCCTATGCTGCTCGCTATAGCGACCCTGGCGCAGAGTTCGTAAATGCCAAGACCGTAAACGTGCCTGACATTACGTTTGCGTCTGATACCGTAAATGATTACGACGGTTTCAAGACCAAAAACGATGTCACTTTGTCTTATACGCCTTACACGCTTGAGCACGATAAGCAGGCATCCTTTGACATTGACGCCGTGCAAGACATCGATACCGCTGCAATCCTTTCTACAAAGGCAGCATCTGAGTATCAGCGCACCATTTTCTTGCCCGCTGTAGATAAGGACTTCTTCAAGACCGCTGCTGCTAAGGCTAAGACCACAGGCTCCGAAGCTATCACCAAGGACAACATCAAGGCAGAGATTCGCAAGGCACGCACGCAGTTTACCGAAGTCGGTCTTTCTGGTGGCGACCTGTACATGTCTTCTACTGCCTTAGCTGCTCTTGAGGATGCTGTAGACCGCCAATTCAGCAATGAGACGAACATCATTGATACTGTCGGCTCTTACGATGGCTTTACCATCTTTGAGGTTCCTCAGGCGCTTTTGGGCGAAAACGTGGACTTCATTGTCATTTCTGGCGGTAAGAACACTATCCGCTATATCGTCAAGCGCGCCGTGGCTTATTTGTTCGCCCCTGGCACTCATGTTAATGGTGACTGCTGGCTGTCTCAATTCCGCTGGGTATTCGGCTCCATTGTCAAGAAGAACAAGAAGGCCGGTATCTACGTAAACAAGCACGCCTAAGGAGTATCTAGGTGACCCCTACTCTGACATACGAGATTTATCGTCAGACGCACAATAAGCTGCAGGAGGACGAGTTTAAAGCCGCCCTTCCTGCAGCGCGTGCGCGCCTTGTTGCTATTACTGGAAAAGACATTCCCAGCATCTGGGAGCTAGATTGGTTGGCCGCCTTATCCGAGCTATGCGAGCGTGTGGCAGGTGCTGGATACGCAGAAGAAGGCATCAAGCAGGAGACCATCGGTGGTACCACCAAGGTCTACACAGAAGCCAAGGCAAACCAGGGCGATGTAGACGCTGTAACGCCTTGGCTGTATGGCACAGGTCTTTTGTACTGCGGATTGGCGTAATGCTCATGGCTATCGCATCTGACACAATCACCGTTTGGCACAATACGGGCACGCCTAAGCAGGCGCAGTGGACTCGTGGCATCGTTTCTGGATGCCGCATTGATTGGGCGGTCGGCTATATCCCGTCAGGCGTTGGCCCCGTAGCGCAAACCTCCATGAAGGCGTATTTATTCAGGCGGCTAGATATAGCCGCAGGAGATCGTATAGTGCTTGGCGTGGACGACTCAGAAACCCCTCCACACACCTCTATACGCGTATCCACGGTAGCTGTATGGGCCGATGGCGGGCATTTTCACCACATGGAGGTGAGCGCATGAGGGTAGTGCATCAATTTGGTGGTGTGAGCATCAAAGAGCTTGAGCGCAGGGGCGACAATGCCTTACAAGCAGCATGCTTTGTGACGGCAGAAAACGCCTTAAGCGACTGTAAGCCTAACATTCCTTATTTGAACGGTGACCTTATCGGCAGCGGCAAAACCAAGCCAGGGCAAACCGACTGCGAAATCATGTGGGGCACTGACGATGATACCGCCAAATACGCACGCTATCAGTACTACACCAAGGGGCTTACGCACCCCAAACAAGGCTCTGACCACTGGTTCGAAAAAACGCGCGCCGTGAGAAAGGACGCTTGGGGAAAGATTTTTGCCCAAAAAGCTAAGGAGATGATGGGATAGTGACTGACTTAACTCCATGCGTGCTTGAATGGGCAGAACAGCTGCTAGACCCAATCAGTGTTTCTCTGGGAGAGTTTTCGACAATCTTGGGCGTATCAGCGCAACTCCAGCCAGCGCCTACGCAGGCGGTATTGCGCAAGTATTTAAGTGGTGGAGGAATCTACCAGTATGGCTATGAGCTATACATCAAATGCCGCCCAGAAGATGAACGCGGGCGTATTGACGCGCTGGCAAAGCTAAACAAGGTGGCAGATGCCATTGACCGTGGAGTCTGCCCTGTGCATCCCCAAGGTGTTGCGTGGTATGGCCACGAAGTAACGGCACGTCCTAACAAACTCTCATCTTATGAAGACGGCAGCGAAGTTTACCAACTAATCGCAATTCTTACTTATATTGAAAGGACTTAACATGGCTAAAGAACGCGAGCTTATGGGCATCTATGAGCTTCAGCATTACCTCGGTTTTTACACCGCAGATACGCTTGGCGACATGCTGCGTGTAACCGAAACTACCAAGGCGGAGATGAAGACCGACAACAACGAGTACTCCCCTAAGTATCTCGACCGCAAGAACCAGCCCAAGTACATCACTGGTCGAACCACTACCATTGAGTTTGAGCTTGACGCGGTTCTTCCTGGTGATGTTCAGGCGGCAATCGCAAAGCATGAGGACGATATTAACGTTCCCTGCATGTATATGCGCACGCTTGACCGCGATATTGCAACTGGTGTGAAGTGCGCCGCAGACAAGCTTATTGCTAAACGCGCAACTGCCACCATGACCCCCTCTCCCATCTCTGGAGAAGCAGGAGACCCCGCAAAGCTTTCCTGCACAGTATCCCTCAATGGTGACTGGGAGTACGGCACCTACGACCCCAAGACCAAGAAGTTTACGGCTACCGTAGCTCCTGGCATTGGCGGATAAGACATACAAGCATCTATCTTTTGACTAGCGTTTCCTCTCCTGGCGGCCGTCTTTATGATGGCCGCTTTGCGTTACCTGCGCCCGAAGATATGCGCAAGTAAAATCCACTGCAGGAGGAACTATGCCTAAAAAGACAGGAACAAATGCCCCTAAAAAGGCTGCCACCAAGAAAAAGCAAGCAGACGTAATCCAATTCAAGGCGCCAACCAATCCTACCTTAGCTATTGATGTAGACGGCGCAATTTATCACTTAGAGCTGGGCAATATGACCTATGCCCTTGAGATTCGCGCTCTTATCCAAGAGATTAGCAAGCTCGAAGGAGCAGATACTAAAGATGGCCTTGATGCAATGCAAGAGATTTCTGACCGTGGTATGGCCATTATCGAGTCTGCATTTATCGAGCCTGATGTGGCGCAAAAGCTTATGGGTGGTCGCAATCGTTCTAATATCACGCGTCTTTTGGCAGTCCTGAACTTCATCTTGGACAACACTACGTCGCAAAAAAGCATTGATGCCATGTCTGCCAGCATCGAACAATTTGCCACCACATCCGATGAAGACTAGCAATGGACTGGCTCACTCGTCCCTTACCAGATACAGTTGAGATTGCAGGGCAGCACGTTAAAATCCGTACAGGATGGAGGCGTGCTGTCCGCTCCTATATCCTGCAATCGTCCAATGAAGATGGGCTTAACCTGACGGACGCTACAGCACTTCTCACGTCATGGTTTGCGCGCAATGGGCAAATACCCCAAATCGTCAAAGACAACCCGTATATGGCGCTTAGCGCGGCTTACGATTGGCGCGATAGTGCCTTTGGCCAAGCTATGCCATACGGTGATGGCAGCAGTGACAATACCAGCAAAAAGACGTTTGATTGGGAAGCCGACAGCGGCATTGTGCGCATCGACTTTAAACACATCTACGGAATAGACATCTCAGTCTACCAAGCACATTGGTATGAGTTCGCACTGCTATTTAGCGGTATGTGTGCCATGGACACACTAACATCAAATGCCATGCAAGCAAGGCGCCCGCTGCCAAGTGATGCCGCAGACTATGAGCGCAAACAGCACAGAGCGCTTGAGAGAGCCTGGTCGTTACCTCTCACGGAATATGAGCGTGTAAAGATGCACAACGCCCGTATTCTGGAGGAGTGGTAGCACGTGGCAGACGGTACAGTCGTCTTTAAAATCCTTGGCGATAATACAAGCTTTAAATCTGCCCTGGCAGAGCTCGAGGGCAAGGCAAAATCTGCAGCAGAGCGCATAGAGAAAAACTTGCCAGACATGGGCAAGAAGATGCTCTCATCAATTAAGCAAATGACACCGCAGGCAACTGCTGCGGTTAAAAAAGTCGTGTCTGTGGTATCTTCTATGGCCACGGCAACGTCTAATATTTTCTCTGGCTTTGCAGGACTGTTTTCGGTGGCACTCAGTCCAGTTGCACGCATTGTCTCCCAAAAGCTACAACCAGTCACTAAAGTCTTCCAAAACATTGCGACAAATGCAAAAAGTATTTTCTCAAACATCTCTGGCCATGTAGGCAATTTCGCAAAAAGCGCAGCAGGATCTATTCAGACAACTTTTGCGCCGGCATTTAACAAGATTGGTGGATACGTCCAAAAGGCAGGAAGCGCTATATCCTCTTTTGGTTCATCCATCACGCGAAAGCTTGCCCCTGTCGGCACTGCCCTGTCTGGCCCTTTGTCCAAAATCGGCGCGGGTATTTCAAGCGCCGCGAGCGGCTTTGCAAGCTTCAATTTAGCTGCCATCAAGGCGTTTACCTCTGCAGGCGCTGCTGCAATTAAGGGCGCGGCTACCATCGTAGGCAAGCTTGGTGAGATTGCTAGCAAGGCGCAGGGCGTGGCAGGAGCACTTACCGCGGCTTTGGGCGGGGCAATTCTTAAAGGCGGATTTGACCGCGCAATTAACATCGACAATGCAAAAGCAAAACTTACCGGTCTTGGCCATAGCGCAGAATCGGTTACAGAGGTTATGGATAATGCCCTAACTTCTGTCAAAGGTACTTCCTTTGGCCTTGGCGAAGCCGCATCCACCGCAGCCACGCTTAGTGCGTCTGGCGTAAAAGAGGGCGAAGAGATGGTGACGTCTCTTAAGGGTGTGGCTGGCGCTGCTGCTGTGTCACAACGCTCCCTTACCGATATGGGTGTTATTTGGGGTTCTATAGCCGCTCTAGGCAAGCTGCAAGGCCAAGATATGCATCAGCTCATGATGGCAGGTATCCCCGTTCTCGATATCTTGGGCAAACACCTTGGGAAAACGCAAAAAGAAGTTCAGGAGATGGTATCTTCCGGGAAGATTGATTTTAAGACTTTTTCTGAAGCCATGAATGAGTCTTTAGGCAATACTGCTCAGACCGCAGGCAAGACTTTTGTTGGCTCTTTTGCAAACGTAAAAGCGGCTTTGGCGCGCTTGGGTGAACCCATCGCAGGCCCAATATTGCAGGGTCTTACTGGCATTTTCCAAGCTCTTATCCCCGTAATTGACAAGGCTACAGAAGCCATAAAACCATTTATAGAGCAACTGTCCGGGTCTTTGGCTCCTGTAGTAGAGGGCGTAAAAGGCTTTATCGAAAAGCTGGGTGGTGCCATTGAGGGTGTTGCAAATGGTCCTCTTAGTGGTCTTGCGCCTGTCATAGGCTTGGTGGCTGGTGCATTCCTAGCATGGTCTGCAGGAGGTCTTGCAGGAGTGCTTGGTGCCATTCCTGGCGTAAGTGCCCTTCTGGGACCACTCACAAGCCTTCTAGGCGGTATCGGAGGGCCTATAGGCATATGCGTGGCAGCGTTCTTAGGACTTACCGCAGCAAGCCCAGAGCTGCAGGGAGCATTGAGCAATCTATTCGGCGTATTCGGCGAAATTGCAGGAATTATTGCGTCTAGCTTTGGCCCAGCCATTGGCGATATTGCATCTCAAGTCCCCGGCATAGTGCAGGCAATCTCTGGGGGTTTGGCAGATGGCATCAATAGTCTTGCTGGCATTCTTAAAAATGCCGAGCCTTATATTCAAACGTTTTGTGATGTCCTAAAGCAAGTCGCAGGCTTTATTGGTGACCTTGCGGGACAAGCGGCAGGCATTTTAGGCCCAGCTTTTGAGAGTATGGTCGGCATGCTTAAGAGTGGCTTTAGCCAAATTGTGCAAGGCTTCCAAACCGCATGGGGAATTATCGAGCCCTTGCTTCCAACCATCATCGGTGTTTTTACGACAATTGCCACATTGGTGGTGGGCGAGCTAAGCACAATTGCGTCTGTGGTAATGACCGTACTTGGCGGCGCCTTCCAGATTGCTGGAGCAATCATTAGCGGTGCTATGCAGGCTATCTCTGGTGTAATTCAGACCGTATGTGGCGTAATTCAGGCCGTCATTGGCGTATTTGTCGGAGTGTTTACTGGTAATTGGCAGATGGCTGCAGATGGTGTGCAGAATATCGTCGGTGGCATTGGTAACTTCATCGGCGGTGTGTTTAACGCGCTTGTCGGCACACTGACTGGCATCCTGAATACCATTGCGCAGACATTCCAAGCTGCCTTTAATGGCATTTTTGGAACTGTCAAAAACATTTTTACCAATATTGGTAATGCTATCGGCGACAAGATGGGCGCTGCCCGCGATAAAGTAAAAGGCATCATTGACGCCATTAAGGGCTTTTTTAGCTTTAAGATTTCATGGCCACATATCCCGGTGCCGCATTTCGGCATTAGCCCTAAGGGATGGCAGATTGGCGATTTACTTAAAGGCTCAATTCCTAGCTTTGATATATCTTGGCATGCAGAAGGCGCGCGCTTTGATGGCCCCACCGTCTTTGGCTCTGGCCATGGCTTTGGCGAAGCTGGTACCGAGTATGCTCTGCCACTAAATAAAACAAGTTTGCTTCCATTGGCTCAGAACTTAGCCGAGCTTATGGGCGAGCTCAACCGCGGAACCAACCGCAATAGCGATATTGCATATCTTGCGCGACGCCTTGACGTAATGGGAGCACGCCTTTCCCAGGCACTCGCTAAGCCTGTGGCGGTCATTTACAACAACCGCGAAGCAGCAAGAATAATAAGAGAGGCGATACCTACCCTATGAGAACTGACATTACCTATGTAAACAATAACGGCAAGACCGTACAATTTGGTGGTTCTGACGAGGATTTGCATTACCTCCAGCATGACTTGCGCGCCAATTCATGGACGTATGAAACGGGCGTGGCCAAAACTCGCATCTCCAGCTTTAAGCACGGCTTGAAGGAAAAGAAGCTGCCTGTTGGCATCATGGCCAAGACCGCAAAAGAAGGTATCGCAAAGTCTAATTACATTGCACAAATTGGCGAATACGACATCATGGCCAAGCGCCCTGGGCGCTTGTATGTAGGCGATTGGTACTTATCTTGCTGGATTGTCGGTGTGTCTTTTTCCAATTACTGGCTAAGTGACTGTATTGCAGAAATTGAGCTGTCTTTGGTCTGCGAGAAGTGCGAATGGATACATGAGACCACCACGCAGTATGCGCCAATTACCATGCAGGATAGCGACGCCATCTTAGGCGCAGACTTTGAGTACGACTTTGAGCATGACTTGGCAGGCTCTGCAAGCTCACACACGCTAGATGTCCCAGGAGTATTTGACGCGCAATTTTTATGGCGTGTGTATGGTCCTGCCACCAACCCTTATATCAGGCTTGGTGACAACACTTACAAAATCAATACCAGTGTGCGCGAAGGGCAGACTCTAGAGGTAGATACGGCGCAAAAAACTATCGTGCTAATTGACGAACAAGGACGCAGGACAAACACCCTTTCTGAACGTGCTCGCGGTGCAAAAGGCTCAGGTTCCTACATTTTTGAGCCAATTCACCCAGGCACACAAACAGTGACATACGATAACACTTATCTGTTTGACATCACGCTTTACGAAATGCGCAGCCTTCCTCCATTTGAGCTGGGAGGTAAGTAGCCTTGGATATTATCTATACGGACGAAGCTGGCAATGACGTAGGTATCTTGCAACGCGCTTATTTCGACTGCGCATTTGGAAGCGGTGAGAACAATTTTGAGCTTACGCTTGATGCAGAAAGCAATATTCGCATCTCAAAAGGCGCCCGGGTATACATAGAAGATACAGAATACGGCGGTGTCGTCGATTCGTATGCATACGATAGTGCAGCTGGCACCTATAAGTACTCAGGGCGCTCTGTGCATGGTCTTTTGGCATCAAAGATTATTCGCCCCCCTGCAGGGACGGATTATCTCGTCGTAAATAATGAAGTGCATGCAGCCTTGCGCGATATTGTCAGGCAGTGTGGTTTGGACGGCCTTATTAAAGTGGCTGATACCGTATCCTCGTTTACTGCAAAGTATCAATTTGACCGCTTCGTGGACGCTTATACGGGCATTGTAAAAATGCTTAAGGCGCAAAATGCACGCCCAAAGTTTGAGTGGGTGGATGGCAAGACCATAAGCCTTGAAGCAGTCCAAATTACATCACACCCAGCTCTAGATACTGACGTAGTGGACCATAATTTTAAGCACATCCACAACCCTGTTAGCCACCTTGTGTGCCTGGGTAAGGGTGAGCTTAAAGACCGCACTGTTATCGACTTGTATGCAGACGCTAAGGGCAATGTGAGCAAGACACAGTCCATTTTTGGCGTTGATGAAGTAGAAGAAAAATATGACTACAACGGAGCAGAAGCAGAAGAGCTTGAGAAAGAAGGAATAAAAAAGCTTAAAGAGCTGCAAAACGCGTCATCGGTTGATATAAATCTAAAGTCAGATGCAAGTTATGGCGTTGGTGACATCATCACATCCTACGATATAAAAACGGCAACGGAAGTGTCCGCACAAGTCACCAAGAAGATCGTAACTTGTGCTGGTGATGATGTATCCATTGAATATGCCGTCGGTGGCACTGCGCAAAGCACGTCTCTAAGTGGCTCTGTGAGCGCAAGTAGTGGTGGTGGAATTACATACACCGCTGGAGAAGGCATAAAAATTAGTAATGCCACCATCACAGCAGATGTTACGCAGACAAAGCTTGACGCTGTAAAAAACGACGTGGACGCTGCGAATACTTCTCTGTCGAATATAACCGCAGAACTCCCACAGATGAAGATAGACATTACTAAAGCGCAAGCTACAGCAGGTGCAGCTAATACTACTGCCGCAGAAGCCTTAGAAGCAGCGAAAAAGGCAGGAAGCGTAGATGTAGCGGCTCTTGTTGCCACGCAAGAATACGACAGCAAAAACGGCATTCGTGCCCGTCGTGTCGGAAAGTTCGTAGCAGGAACTATCAATGGTTTTAAAGCAAACCTCACAAGCTCATGGGCGTCTCAAGTAATTGGAACGCTCCCAGAAGGCATGCGCCCCACATTCAATATTGAGACGAGCTGCACAACCGCAAACACCAATGCCAATGTGGCTGTAGAAATCCGTACAGACGGCGTAATGACTGCCTGGAATGTTGGCGGCACTTCTTTGGGCAACCAAAACATTTATGCAAATTTCGCATATACAACAGAATAGCCCCTTTTCGTTACCAGCGGCAGAAGATATGTGCGAGGAAAAACACGCTGGTCAGATAAAACGAAAGGAGACTGTGCATGCCAAAGGAAACTGGTCTTACCGACTATATATGTGACCGTAATCCAGAGCATCACAAGTGCGCCAAGGAAGGCACTGCAGATGCTAATTACTTCCACGAATTTGGGCGTACTCGCTCTGATGGAACTATGCAGAACTTCATCTTGTGTGATGCATGCTATCTCAAATGCAGAGAGCTCATGGACCGTCACGACCGGGAGTTCAACACTTTTATGAAGGGCAAGGAGTAAGCTATGGCGACAAATATCCTTGTCACTGGTAAGCAGGGGAAAAACCACATTACCTCGGCTCAAATGGGTGCTATCCAAGCCGCAATCTTTGGTCCAGGGACATACATCTGCTCTGGCTTTGAGCCGTCCATGGCAAGCGCAAATGCGCTTAGCATCACAAAAGGCGTGGCTGTTGTAAATGGCCGTCCCTGCGTCTTAGAAGCCAACACACAGGTAAATATCGCAAGCGGCATTACAGGACGCAACCACAACGATTTGGTCGTTCTGGCGTACTCAAAAGTGGCATCTTCTGGAGTTGAGGAAGTTACTGTCAAGGTCATATCTGGCGAAGCCACCACATCCGATGCGGCAGACCCCACGTATAAAAACGGAGACATCCTTAGTGGGGCTACGTCAGTTGAAACGCCGCTATTTCGCGTTGAAGTGCGCGGACTTGAGCTGCCCAGGGTAATTACGCTTGCTAAGAAACTCCCATCCATCGATGACCTAAATACAGCAGATGCAAAAGCGAGTGAAGTGCAAACATTCGAGCAAGGCGGCCTATACGCTGTGCGTGTCGGAAAAATCGTCTACGGCACATTCACGCTCACCCCAAATCTTGATAGTGCTTGGGCAAGCCAAGTAATGCTTACCATGCCCGAAGGCATGCGCCCAGCTCATAAATGGGAAGTAAGCTGCACCACCGAAAACAAGATGGCAAACGTCGCTTTATATATCGACACAAACGGGCGTACCGAAGCATCAAACCGCGGCGGACAGTCGCTTGGCAACAACTACATTCATGGCTCTTTTGCCTATCCAGTTATTTAATTTACGAAAGGAACAATCATGACTATTCCCTACTTCATCGACGTATATCTAGCACAGGTGCGCGACTCCCAACAAGTAAAAGTAGCTCTTACAGCCGTACTTATCCTTATGCTCATTGACGTGCTTATGGGGTCTATTTGCGCTGCGTCAAACCACCAATATGCATCGTCTAGAGCACGCGAAGGCATCATACACAAAGGCAGTGAGCTGTGTCTGATTTTGTTGGGTGTTGTGGTAGACGGCGCGCTCACAGGCGGCCTTAACTTGGGCACGCAAACGCCTGTATTGCTGGGTATTTGCGTAGCGCTTATCTGTGCCGAAGTCGCGTCAATCCTGGAAATTATCGGCTCGATAAATCCAGAGCTTGCTAATAATGCAGTCTTTAAGCTGCTAAAGACCGTCCAGGACAGTGCAGAAAAGAGTGAGCACTAATGGCTTGGTATCCTTGGAAAGCCATTTGGGCAAGTCCACGTACTTATGACAGGGGACGCGGTGGCAAAAAGCCTGAATATATCGTGGTGCATTACACCGCGTCGCAAGCGAGCGCGTATAACAACTGCCTGTATTTCAGTGGTGGCAACCGACACGCCTCCGCGCACTTCTTCTTGGATGGCTCAGGCACCATCTATCAGTCAGTAGCCGAAGGCGATACCGCCTGGGCAGTGGGCAACCTCGACTTCAATCAGCGCTCTATCTCTATTGAGGTAGTAAGTGACGGGCGAGATTTTAGCAGCGCAGAAATTGCTGAACTTACCTATCTTGTACAACACCTTATGCAGAAGTACGGCATACCAGCAAGCCACGTAATACGCCACTACGATGTGGTAGACCATGTACGTCAAGGTCGCACGCTTGCCCCACACAAGCACTGCCCCGCGCCTTATGTAAACAATGCTAAGTGGAATAGACTTCATGGCATCATTACAGCAGGTGGGGGCTGGAAGCGCGGACAAGGCACCATGAGTCATTGTTGGTGGTACCAACATGCCGATGGCTCTTACACCTCCAATGGGTGGGAGCTTATCGATGACAAGTGGTATTACTTTGACGCGAACGGTTGGATGGCAACAGGATGGCAGAAGCATAAAGGCTACTGGTATTATCTGAGCGATTCTGGATCTATGGTTGTCGGCTGGCAGTTTATCGATGATAGGTGGTATTACTTCCGCGCAAATGGAAGCATGGCTACAGGGTGGCTGCAAGACGGTGAGCACTGGTACTGGTTGCACGATACTCACGAAGCCGGTCTGTACGGCTCTATGGATACAGGCTGGATTGAGGTTAATGGTAAAAAGTATTATGCCAATCCTAGCTCTGGTGGTCCTCGTGGGGCGCTTGTATGTGGCAAGCAGACTATCGATGGCAAAGAATATGAGTTTGACAGTAACTGCACCCTAATTGAGGACAAACCAAATGGATAGCTGGAAGCTTACGGTGTGGTATCACCAGCCGCAAGGTATGGGATTTATGTATCGCAAGGACCGCACGAAGCAATTCGCCACCAAAGACGAAGCGCGAGCGTATTGTAAGCAACACTTTTTAGCGGCTAAAATCACGTGGTTTGAAAACGAACAAAAAGTAAGCGTAATCGCTTAGTAAATGGCCTTCTCATTGCTGTGAGAGGGCCATTTTTTATTGTCTCAAAGACTATAAACGAGACCCATTTGTGACCCATGAAATGACCCGAAAGAACAAAACGCCTGGTAGAGATATACGACACTTAGGGTAAATTTTCGCTTTTTGTAATAATACTAAATAAGTAAAAGAGCAGGTAAACGCACTAATTTAGATACAAAATAACTGGCGGAGAGGGAGGGATTTGAACCCTCGTACCTCTATAAGAGGTAAACGGTTTTCGAGACCGCCGCATTCAGCCGCTCTGCCACCTCTCCAGATGCACAAACGGCGCCTTGCGGCGCCGTGAAATAACCTGGCGGAGAGTCGGGGATTTGAACCCCGGAGACGCTTTCGGCGCCTACACGATTTCCAATCGTGCTCCTTCAGCCGCTCGGACAACTCTCCTTAATTGAAAACGCACCGGATAGTATAACGTATTTCTCGCCGAAAAGAAAAGAACTTTTCTGCGAAGTCCTTGCAAGACCTAGTAAGATACTTGCGTATCCGTTTTTACCCTGCAGGAGATCATGTGCTTCAGATACCTATTTGGCTAGACCTTTCTGCCGTTATTGTTGGTGCTTTAGCGGGAGTTTGGGCAGCTCAAGAGCGTAAATTAGACTTGGTTGGCTATATTGGCCTAAGCTTTTTGTGTGGCTTGGGCGGCGGCTTGGTCCGTGATATGGCTATGCAAGTTGGCAGTGTCTATATGTTGCAATCTCCATATGCCATTCCTTTTGTCATAACAACAGGCATCGTTGGCTACTTTTTTCCACAATTTATCAAGCGCTACCCCAACCTCTTAGACTGGTTGGACATTCTATCTGTTGGCTTATTTGTAGTGGCGGGTACCGATAAGGCCATTAACTACAACCTATACCCTATAGCCTGCATGCTCATGGGCGTCATCACTGGTGTGGGCGGCGGTATGATGCGCGACGTCTTTTTGGGTGACACACCGCGCATCTTCCAGCGCTCTAACTTCTATGCCGTCGCAGCTATTGGCGGTTCTGTCGTGTATTATTCTCTGGCCGCGGTCAGTCACTACAATTTGGAAATCTCTGCCATAGCAAGCGTTGCTACAACCATGTGCCTGCGCAGGCTGTCGCTTCATTACAACATGACACTACCTACGGAAGTAGATCTGGCACCTAAGGTTGCCGCCAGCGCCAAGAAAATAAAGGCAAAAACGGTACGCAAAAAACGCTAA